CTGATACCAGCGGCGGAAGGCCGTCTCGCGCTTCGGGTCCTTGAAGGCCGGAGAGGCTGCGTAAGGGACTCCATCAGGGTCGGTATCGGGCTGCGATGCGCCTGTCGCCCACCGATCAAAGGCATCCGCTACGCCGTGACTGGTACTCGGCGTTGGTGGGGCTGGCCCCTCCCGCTGCGAAGCCCAAGCATCAAAGGCGCTCGCGACATCAGCCATAGGTCTCCGCCATGAACTGCTTGACCTTCTCCTCGATCTGCTGCTGGTTCAGTCCGGGGAACTTCATGCGAGCCCGCTGCCTTGCCGTATCGGCCGCCCCCGGAGGCGCCTTCGGCTTGGCCACGGGCTTCCCGGCCTGAACGACGGTCGGGGCAGCGGCGGGCTTGCTCGCCCGCTTGACGTCCTTCTGGCTGACCTCGGCAACTCCCTTAGTCTTCGCGCCGCCAGCAAACGAAGGCACCGGCCTTCTTTTCCCAGTTCTGCGGTTGACCTGGATAATCCCCCTGGTCTCCCATTCGTCGGGAGTACCAGGCTCAACGCCCTCCTTCGAGAATTGTCGGAGAACCTTCAGTGCCCCCTCTTCGGTCTGGTGACCGCGAGTCACGGCGTCGGAGAGCTGCTCTGCCATGAGGGCGGCGTCGTCCGAATCCTCCGACATGTCCACGATCTTTTTGGCGACATATCTGGTCAGAACGTGCGGCCTCTCTCCGTTGTTCTTTTTGAATTCGGCCAAGACCTCCGGAAGCTCGTCCTTGCTGACGCCGAGGAGCGCCTCGCTCTTTTTTCGATCGTACTCGGAGGCCGCGTCTCGCGACGCGGATACTATGTCTGTGTACTTGATCTTGGCGCCGTCATCGTTATTGCTACCGCCCTTCTTCGAGGCTCGATAATCGATCAGACTTACCTGATCCGACAAGTGGCGCATTTCGCGCGCCAAGGCAATGCGATCCGAGAGGGCCATGCGCTCGCGGATGTTTCCCTCGCGCGAGTCCATCATCTGCTCTTGGTGACCCTGCCTCCCGAGGCGCTCTCCCTGCTGAAACTGCTGTTTCTGTAGGTCGGCAGCCGACGCCTCCAACTTAGCTTCATTCTGCAAACTCTGGGCAGTCTCCGAGTCGGCCGGAATCAGCCCGGCCCGCACGGCCTCCAGGCCGGTATTGCGTGGAGAGAGCTGCTTGAAGCGATCGAACGGAGTGGCCTGGACAATCGGAATGCCCTTCTCTTTCGCGTAGAGACGGGCCGCGTTCGCCTGGTGAACGGGCAGATCGTTGAGGGCCTCGCCAGAAAAGTAGTTAGGGTCGACCTGTTGAAGGCGGGCTATCTCCTTCTGCTTCTCGGCGTTCGGACCGATCGCTCCGGCCAGACTGAGGGCCAAGCCGGCGGGACCAGGGATCAAGGAGTTCGGGCCAATCGGATGATCGATATAGTCCGGCATGGCGGCGGCCCTGGCCTGAGCAGCAACATGCTCGTCCTTACGCTTCTGGACGGCAGTCTCCCAGGCTGTGCCGGCCTCGGGGATCTCCTTGGCCAGCGCCTTGCGGTTCTGGATCACCGAGACCATGGCCGGCACCTCAGGGTACTGGCTGCCGTACTTCTTGACGAGCGCTGCCCCCCAGGTGTCGGCCAGCTCGGGGGCTTGCTGCATCATCTTGAACGCACGGTCAATCTCCGCCTGATCCTCAGCAGCCTTCTGTTCCTGGCGCTGACGCCATCCGCCCACGATGGACGAGATCGCACCACCAAGACGAGACGCTTGGTGCGAATAAAAGTCAGGGTCCGAGACGCCTGTACCGATGATGTTATCGGCCATGAGCTACTTGTCCTTATTGTCGATGTCCTCAAGGAGTCTCGACAGTTCTGCGTCTTTCTTGAGCGCCTCCTCGTCTCCGAGCCGCCCATCCTTCATGGCCGGTGGTCGCCCCGTGTCCTTGTTCAGCTTCAGTGCCGCGCCGAAGGACCAGTTGTCAAAGCTCACGGCCCGCCTCCTTCCCGAACATGGCATCCAGGATGGCGGGCAGGATGGCGTCGCTCACGAAGAAGTAGCGCCTGAACTCGTCGTCCTTCGCGGCGTATGAGGTCCAAAAGTCAATCTGTGCTTCTTCTTGCATGACCGCCTTGACCCACCCAATCGGTGTAGCCATTTAGCCTCCTCCGAAGATCTCCCGAATCAGGTCCGCGTAGCCAGCCGCTCCTGGCTGCCCAGGAGTCTGCGTCGTGTAGATCTGGCCAGGAGATCCGGCACCCTGCGAGTTGGCCGCCTGAAGCAACGGACCAAGCCACCCGAGCCGGTTCTGGTTGAAGTCATCGTACGCCATCCGGCTGAAGTTGTCCTGTCTCTGCTGCTCGTACTGGCCCATGTTGAAGGGGTCCATGATCCGATTGCGGGTCATCTGCTCCTGGAGCGCGGCGCTGTCCAGACCGAGCTTCGTGCCCTGGAGCGCTCGGTCCTCCTGGAGGTTCGCGAAGCCGGAGAGAAGCTGGCCAAGGAGCTGGTCCTGCGCGAGTGAGTTCTCCGCACCGATCTCCGCCGCCTTGCCGCCAGCCCAGGTACCGAAGCGGTTGCCGTCGAAGCCGGCCGTAGCCATGGCCGAACCGATCTGCTTGTCGCGATTCAGGTCCATGACCGGAACCGCTTGCGCGAAGAGGTTCCATGGGTCGGTCATCGGGTTGTACTGCTGCTGCGGAGCCGCACCACCGCCCATCGATGCGGGAGGACCCTGACCTGCCCATCCGGTCGTGTTCACCCCGCCCATCGGTTGCTGGCCACCTCCGGGAGTGCCGCCACCCGGCATCGGAACGAACGGACTGCCGCCACCACCAGGAGCAGGAGGCTGAGCACCCGGGGGTGCGCTAGGCCCAGGAGCACCTGGCGTAGGCGCGGTCGCCCTTCCTGCCTGCCGACGAGCGCGGTTGGCCACCTGCTGCGGCGTAAGGGCCGCTAGGGCGTCCTGGCGGGCCTGCTGACGAGGATTGAGTTGCCGACCAGGGCGAGAGGTGGGCGTAGGCACAACGTCGTTCTGGCGCGGCACTCCGGGCGGCGGAGGGGCGGCTGGCATTGGCGGCTGATTGCGAAGTCTGCTCTGTTCTGGATCGATCATCTCACTCCTCAGTACAGGGGCCGCATCAGGGCAGACATGGTGGCGTTGGCGGATGCGACTTCAGCGGGCGTTGGGCCTCCGCCCCCTCTCCCGCCAGACATCCCGCCGCTCCTCTCACCGCCGGCATCGGCGGGAGCCCCTAAGTCGACGCGAATCCTGTGCCCGTCTCGCATCACGTAAGCGGGACCATCGGCCAGTCCGGCAGTCGGGTGGTAACCGGACCCTTCCGGCATGTCCAGACCGCTGTCGTGCGAGTTAGCCGCAAACTCGTAGCCGTACTCTCCGCGAGTCGGCGGCCCAGTCCCCCAGCCCCAACCCCAGTCGGAGCCGCCGTTCGGGTCATCTGGCTTGAAGGGGCCAGCATTTCCGCCGGTCGGGCTGAATCCGTAGCCACCGCCGAGCATCGAGAAAATGTCGTCGCTGCTGAAGCCGGAGTCATGGAGACGAGTCATGTACGAGTCGAAGTTCTCGCCATGCTGAGGAGCTGGTAGGGTTGGGCTCGGGAATCCGGACGTATTCGTCGTCCCGGCAGTCGGGTCCCGAAGCCATCCAGGAGTCATGTAGTCCAGGTAGTTGGTGTCCACTCCGCCACGGGTGTTCTCACGAAGCTGCTGGCCAACGTGCGGGGCAACGGGGCTGTTGCCAGGCGACCATGGGTCACCAGCGCCGAAACCTGAGCCTCCGTTGGTGTTCACATTAGTAGAGCCAGGTCCGGACCCCGGATTACGCCCAGGGCCTTGACCGGCGCCGTGTCCGCTTCCGGCACCCCCGCCTCGACCACTGCCCGCACCCACTCCACCTCCGCCTCCGCCTCCGCCACCATGCGCTCTTCCACCGCCCGGAGCGATGACGGGCGGCGCTACCGCAGCCGGAGCATGAACGCCTCCGCCGCCAACGAAGCGAGTCGGAGGGTACGGCCCAGGGGTTCCCGGAGTGATGGGCTGCCAGTCCACGAAGCTTGGCTGATGCGTGATGCCTTGGTACGGGGTCCAGTTGAGAGCATGACCGCCTCCGCCGCCGCCCTTGCCCTTACCACCCCCGGAAGGAGTTGACGTGCTCTCTCCGGGCGGCTTCGACTCCGGCCCATCCCACTCGCTTGCTACGCCACGTCCCATGTCGACCAGTCCGGTGCCGGGGCCATTCGCGGGGCCGTAGCTTGCGCCGGGACCGCTGAAGAAGTTGTACGGATAGCCGCCACTAAGCCCTTCCGGAGTCTGCCCACCGCCGGGACTGCGGACGTTGGCCTCGTGGCCCGAGACGAGTCGCCCAGCGATGTTGCGCGCCAGAGAGCCACTTGCACCGGCATGACCAGCCAGCCAGCTCAGCCAGCTCGGAACTTGATAATCGGGGTTGCCAAGATTGGCTCCGGTCGATGCCCCGGCCAGGTAGCCGAGCAGGTTCTGCCGCGCACCGGGAAAGTCGCCGCCCGCCGCCAAGGACGACGCGTAGGACGGATCGATGCCGCCACCCGAGTTGTCGATCGGGGAGCCGGTATCCCATCCGCCGTAGGGGCTGTATCCGGTGTCAGGCATTTACTCTCCAGCAAGACTGGCCAGGTGTTCGTTGGTCTGCTGTAGCTCTCGAAGCTGTAGTCCGCGATTTTCGAATCCGCCCTTGTAGCTGGCCAGCTCGCGCTTCATCTTGGCGAGCGCGGATTCGGCCAATCGGGCCTTGCTGGCGTACTTGGCCAGGAGGGACTCCAGGTCGCCCATCCTGCCCGGCTGAAGGCGCACAGCCACCCACAGTTTCGTCTTCTCGTCGAGAAACTGGATGAACGGACCGCCGTGATCCGTCTGCGCGACACGATACTCGCCGCCTTCGAGGACTGCGATCGGGGTCACGCTCATCGTCCGCTCACCCCGTTGTTGTAGGCGATCCCTGGGACGTTGCGATTCACACCGTAATAGACGTCGTTCGTCTCCTGCCAGGTGGGCTCGCGCCCAAGCTGCTCGCGGAGAACCTGAGCGATGTCGCCAGAGTGCATGGAGGTGGCGCCGGAACCGCTAGTCCAGTTGGTGCCGTAGCGGCCGAACATGTCGGCGTTTTGTTTCTGGCCCCAGTTGTTCGGATCGTAGTTCTGCCAGGAGTAGCTCTCGCCACCCTGGCCCGTGCCCATGTAGATCTCCTGCTTGCCGGTCTGCGGATTGATCCGCGTCTGGCCGCGATTCGCGCCACCGTACATCTCGTGATGCGTCTGCGCGCCGGGGACTGAACCCGCGAACACCTGACCAGCGGGAGGGGTCGGGTACGGCGTCGACGGCTGCGGCCCAGGGGCATTCGGCAGTGGGTTCGACGGCATCGGATGCTCGCCACTGCCGGGCGGAGGAGGCTGCGGCATGAACAGGTTGATGAAGCTCGGATCTCCGGGCTTCGGCGCAGCGCCGCCAGGGGCGCCCGGGGGCTTGTACGGCTCCACCATCGGCGGCGTGTAAGGAGTCGATGGCACCGGGTTTCGGAGACCGCGCACGGGCTGATTCGGCTTCGGCTTGCCCATCGGACCACCGAGTCGAGTCGGCGGAGGCGTACGGACAGGAGGCATCGGCTTCTGCATCGGAGCCGGAGCGCCAGGCGCAGGAACTCCCGGAGCAGGCTTGCCGAACACCTTCGGCGCCACGATGCTGTTGCCGTTATCCCAGTTGGTGCCGAACACTAGCCACCTCCCTGGCCCAGGAAGCTGCGGAGATAGGCGGTGAAGTCGCCACCCTGCGGCGGCTGGGCCGGCTGAGCGCCCATCATCGGGTCGACCTGCGGTCCGCCCTGCCCGCCGGGGAACGAGAGCATCGGCGGCTGTCCCTGGCCATTCGGTGGCGGGTAAGGCATGGAAGGCCACGGCTGAGACGGCCTGCCCGTTGGCATCATCGGGTCGACGCCAGGACCACCCTGCGACTGCTGTCCAGGGCGCCAGGATGCTCCGCCGCCTCCGCCCGGAATCATGTAGTCAATCCCCGGCCCCCGCTGCGGAATCTGCTGCGGACGAGCATCGCTACCGTAGGGCCGACCTCCGTAGGAGATCGGAGGCATGGGGTTCTGTGGGTTGAACGTATCCCAGGAAGCCTGTACGTTCCCGCCCATACCGATCTTGTTGCCCCACGGAGAAGGAGGACCGATCGGTGGTCCGCCCTGCGACTGCGGAGCCCAGGGGGGAGTGCCACCCGGCTGACCGCCAGGGGGAGCCCAACCGCCTCCTCCGAAGTTCTGCTGACCCTGGATCGGCTGCTTCGGAGGGCCATACGAAGGGGCGCCGCCGCCCATGTTGCCACCAGGCATACCGCCGCCAGGACGGGGCTGCGGTGGCTGGCGACCGCCACCATTCCAGCGAGAGAGGTCGGGCTCGAATACGCCAGGACCGCCGCTACCTCCACCTTGCCCGCCACCCATCAGCCCCCCGCCAGTCTGGTTGCTCATCTGCGGATCGTACCCACCGACTCGACCGCCGTTGTAGGTGGGGGCGTTTGGACGAAACTGACCTGAAAAGGGCATCTGGGAGCCTCCGCCTGGGTTCGAGTAGCTGGGGTTCATGAATCTGCCGAGTACTCCGTTGATGCCACTGAGGGCTTCGGACGGGCTGGATTCCGAGTATCCCTGGGCCATCCGCAGGGAGTTCTGGAGCATCGGGCTGAGGCCGGGATCGAGGTTGCCCTGGTACGTCGGGAACGGTGTCCCCGAGTTCATCAACTGCTCCAGGGTCCGATAGACGTCCTGGGCCATGTGGTAACCCGGAGGGCGGGTAGCCCCGGTCTGATGGACCTGGGTTTGTCCCGGAGTCCCTAGTAGCGTTTCCTGTAGACCCATGGCGACTCCTTAAGGGACGACGAACAAATTTGGGAAGCTCGCGTACGTGAACCAGGTATTGACCGACAACACGTTGAAGTTGGTTCCCGCATTAGAGGTCTTCGCCACCAACTTGACAGTATAGGCCGTTCCGGACTTGAGCTCTACGATCCAGGAACCGGACAGGGAGCGGGCGTCGTCGACCGAGCGGACGGTCGTCTCGATCCGCCCATCTTGCGCGGTCCCGTTGACCACCAAGGCTCCTGAGAAGGCGTGCGTGACCGCCCCGAAGACCGAACAGACCGGCTCGAATGTCGCCCAGACCATGATCGACATGTCGACGTTCGGAGTGAAGGTTGTCGTGGCCCCGGTGATGTCGACGTCCGAGGTGGTTGCGATCGAGGTGTTCGTACTGCACGCCACTCGCGCACCAGCGGTCGGTGCCGGATGCTCAACGGCCTGCTGGATGATCCCGAGATCCTGAGCAAGGACCGTGAGGCCGGCGCCCGGCCACCACTTCTGAAAGAGCTGGCGATAGGTTGAGAGGCTCACAGCTCAGTCCCCCTGATCGATCCGCCGCGAACCACCGTGATGACGAGGCGCTCCGGGCTACCAGTTACCGGGTACGGAGCCGTCAGCCCGAACGAGAAACGGAACCGCAGCGCGTGGGCGGCTCCTGGATCGCTCGGGTCGAAGCATGCCTGTACCGGGATGCTGAACGTCAGGTTGGTGTCGAAGTTCAGAAACTGACTGACGGACGGGTTGATCCACGTCGTTCCGCCGTCGCGACTGACCGAGACCAGGAACTGCTCCGGCGAAGAGTTAGTGGCGTTGGTCACTCGCGGCGTCAGCCAGATCGTTGCGGTCTGAGCTGTCTTGTAGAAGAGGGGGTCCCCGAAGTCGAGATCGTCCGTGGTCAGGTAGTAGGTCGGTTGTGCCTGGACCGGGTAGGAGATCGGATCGCTGGCGATCGAATCGTCGAGCTGGAAAAGGATGTTGCTGAAGATTCCACCCGTCACCCAATTCACCGTTGAGAACCCACAGAGGGAGCGCGCCGCGTTGTAGCCAGCCACCGGATGGTTCGCCCCGAAGGCGGCCCAGATCGGCATCGGGAAGCCCATGGGCCACCAGGTATTGCCCTCGAACTGATACAACCATGCGACGCTGCTTGGAGTTCCGCCCTGCCAGAGCGTGTATTCCATGCGCTCCGGGTCGAAGCTGCCGAAGAAGTAGTCCTGACTGGCGTTGGCCGTCGCCATGAGGCGGTAGCGGATCTCGCCGTCGCCGAGGCTCTTGGTCTCGTTGCCATCGAAGACGCAGACGTCGTTGTCGGACGTCATGAAGATCTCGATTCCGCCGGCCCCCTTCAGGGTGCGGTGCGCGTCGCAGCCCTTGACCGCATTGCTCTTCTGCCAGGAGAGCGGCGGATCGGAGTTGCCCGTTGGCCGCCCCTGGACGATTCCGTTCGGCCAGTGGACCGTCACGATGTTGCCGATCATTCCGAGCGTCGTGATCCGGCCATTGCCCATGCTGATCGGAACCTGACCGCCCGGAGACGTCGTCCACACGGCTGTGTTCAGGTGCGACGAGTAGTAGACGTTGTTCGTGTTGCCACCGATGACGATCCGACCGTCCTGGAGGGCTTGCACGCCAGCGATCCGCGTCAGGCCCGGAATCGTGTCGAGGCCCGCCACGTAGGCGCTGCTGCCGGTCAGGTAGGTCGTTGGCGAGGCCGTGTTGTAGATATCGGCTACCTTGATGACGGCACACTTGGCCGTTCCGTCCGCCCCGCCGATCGTCGTCCCGGCAACGTACAGGTCGCCGTTGAAGATGGTCGCGAAGATGTCTGGCGAGTTCGGGTTGAGTTGATGGATGCCACCGCCCGAGACGTCAGTATGCAACTGCCAGTTGCGCGTGATGATGTAGCTCTTGCCGGCGCCCGTCGCCCCGGTATAGTTCGAGGCCAGAGTGATCGACAGATCCGTGTTGACCGAAGCGATCTTGTACCAGGTCGAATCGATCAGCATGTACTGACCGGCCGTGATGAAGCGCGCCGACCAGGCTGTCCCGGTGCCAACGATCGCGGTGGACCCATTCGTCGCGGCAATCGTGCCGGTGTTGTAGCGAGGAGTGGCCGCTACCCAGCCCGTCGTCGAGTTCGGATAGACCAGGATCTGCATGCTGGTAATCAGAACGATGAAGTCTGAGCTGCCCAGCGTATCGGCCATGATGATGAGCGGCAGCTCGCCCTTCATCAGCGCGCCACCGGTCGGCGTGGCCGCAGTCGGCTGCGAAACCAGAGCAGCGAAGCCGCCTCGTCGCTGAAGCCGATTGTTCCGGACCATGAAGTTCATCGAGTCGCGCCAGATGTAGGGGGCGTTCGACTCCGGGTCCAGGCTGCGCGGCACGGCAGACGACATCTGGCCGAGAGCCAAGGACGGGAAATACTTACTCACAGTCCCGTCGTCGCTCATCGACCACCTCGACGACTACGAGCCGATAGGCGGTAGCCGGACAGCCGCATAGTCTCCCGGCGCGGGCGGTCCTCTTCAACCGTCGCAGCCTTCTGGGAAGTGATGGCCTCCAACTTGGCCGCCTTGTACTTCTCACTGCGGGAGACCGGAATCTCGCCCACCATGTCAACCATCGGATGCACCAGGAAGTACTTCTCGGCAGCGGCATAGACCACGGCCATGTGGTACTGCGGAGGGACGATCGGCGAGTCGTTCAGGTCGCTGTCGCCGAGGTCGTCCAGGTGCTTCTGGAGACGGATCTCGACGGTCGTAGCGACGTTCGCCGTGCCCCGCAGCCAGATGCGGTTGCCGTCCCTCTGGTAGTGGGTGACCGGACCAGCGAGAGGCTTTCCAGTGGTCGTCAGGTAGCGACGACGCCCTGTCATGCCGCCCACCTCGGGATACATCGGAACCCCATCCGTGATGTTGGTCATGTCGAGCAGCGCGAACATCGGGCTGAGCGACTCCACGAAGACGAAGTCGTTACCGGACTGAACGGTTACCTGCTCTCGTGTATTCAGCTCCGGCAGGTCGATCAGGAGACCGATGTTGCGGTGAGCCTCGGAGAGGTGAACGTAGGCTTCCTGCTTGACGGAGCCCGCGTCCCCGCACGCCTGAAGGTAGAGCTGGCGAATCTGAGCCCAGGTCATCATCCCTGCGGCCCACCCATGGTCTTGCTGGTGACCGGCTTCTCGCGCGAAGAAGGAAGCGGGTCCGAGATGTTGGACGGACGCGGGGTCTCGGCAAGCCATTCCGTGAAGAGCTGGCGATTCGGTTCGCCGAGATCCGGACGAGCGACCGCTGGCCATCCGAGGCGAAGGGCGCCCTCGATGAGGTGCTCATCGCAATCCTGTCCGGTCAACGGAACGTCAGTGCCGGTGAAGTCCGGATTGGCGGGCAGCTTGTAGTAGAACAGGTCAACCGGATACGCCTTGTCCGGGATGTGACTGAAGTAGAGGGTGTTCTTGAAGCGAACATAGGTTTCTGGCTTACCGATCTCGTTCGTGAACTCAACCAGGCGCGAGGCAGCGTCACCGATGCCGACCCCGCCCGCAAGGAACTTGCCGGTAGCGGGGTCCTTCAGCCGAACCGCGATCAGGATGTAGCAGTCTGCCGGCAGGGCGAGAGTGTTCACGGTAGTCGACAGAGTCAGCGAGCTGTCGATGACATCCAGCTCGAAGTGGTGGTAGCACGTCGAGAGGTAGTGATAACTGGCCGTGAGCCAGTACTGGACGCGGGTCGTGAACCCGGTGTAGTTGATCCCGCCCAGACGGCGAATGATTTCAGTCTGGTTTTCGAGCCAGTTCCTGCGGGCTAGGGCGGCCATAGATCACAGGATGAAGCGAGCATCGACCGTGGCGTCGGCGCCGGAGGTCTGGCGGGCTAGAACTTTCTTAATGACCTGAGCCGACCCACCGAACGAACCGCCGGCTGCGTAGGACATGATGTCGTCCGTGGTCAGGATCTGCCGGAAGCCGGCGCGAACCTTGATGTCCAGGTTGGTTGCGACAGTCGTCCCCTGGATCTCGATGAGGAGGTCGGCCGACGACTCGACGATCATGAACTCGAAGGTGGCCGCAGGAGAGGTGGTAGCGTCCCACAGAGTCACGGTCGTAGCGGTCGGAAGCACTCCGCGCCACTCGTGGACTGTCCCCACAATCGCCAGCGACAGCGGCTCCGCCTTGCGCCCGATCTGAAGGGTCGGCTGCCCAGGGAGGTCCAGCGTGGCGTAGCAGTAGACGTTCGCCCGTCCGGCCATCAGGGGATGTCCTCGTCAATCCAGCCAAGGTCGTTGAAGTCCGCACCGATGGGCCACAGGCGTTGACCAGCCTCGGGAGCGTCAGGAATCTGCTCCATGCGAAGGTAGTCGTTACGGCTCGGGTAGAAGATCGTGGCCGCCTCGAACGGGTGCAGATCGCACATCCGCACGCCCTGAAGACCCTCCACTTCCGCGACACGCAGGCGCGTATGCTCGATGACGTTGCCACAGAGCATGCACACCTCCGGCTGTTCGCCGTTCGTGTCGCGACGAGAGGGTCGTTGGTAGGCCATGTTACGGGACGTACTCCCCGTTCACTTCGTGCTCCTGTCGCCACAGCCAGGCTTGGTAAAACTCATCCCAGAGCCCGGCCGGGGTCAGAACCCCTTCTCCAGTCTCGTCGTCGGACTCGCTGTACCCAGGCTGGTTGATCGGGGATTCCGAAGCCACCAGAAGCGCTCTCTGCCGGGCAACCTCAGCGGCCTGGTCCGGGACGTCCTCGGCGAACTGATCCGTCCACCACCGAAGGCGCCAGGGAGTTGCGCTCTCGGTCAATGCACTCACGAGTTGATCACCACGTGACCAGCCGGAAGATCAGGTGTTGCATCGGAAGTCGAACTGACATGCGACGAATCGACGTTGTTGAACGAGACGCCGGCCAGGGCGTACTCGTTGAAGGTCACGGTGAGGAACGGGCTCTCGACCCCGCCGACTCGCAGGCCGAGGCGAATCCAGCCGTCGACCGTCGTTTCGGCCAGGAAGAGCCCGTCGTCGGTGGGGCTCTCGGCGATCTTTGCAAATGCGACTACTGCCATTGTGTCTCCTTAAGTTATGTCATGTACTATGAGGTGTGACCCGCGACGAACCGTTAGGGTCCCGGTCGTGTGGACAACTAGTGCCGCGCGGATTGCGAAGGTCCCTGACGATGAAGGCTCGAACGAGCCGCTGAACTCTACCCACCCAGTGTCAGCGCTGCCGTCGAAGGAGCCCAGGGTGATGTCGCTGGCTAGGGCCGATACTCCTCCCTGCAAGGACTCGGAGCCGACATCATTGATGCGAAATACGGACCAGAAGTTGGTAGCGGTAGCTGTACCACCATCAAAGTCCAACTTAAGACCATCTGCTGGGGTCGAGTTACTAGCCTTGATGATGGCCCTGAACACGTACTTCCGGCCGCTCGTCACCGGGACCGATAGCCCCGTAGCAGCCATCGTGGTCGTGGCATTCGTGAAGTCAGCCGCGAGGAACGACTGTCCACCCCACTGGATATACGCATCCGCCGCCACACCGATCGACTTGCACGCCTTCATGACACCAGCCGCGCTGCGGGACCAGTAGACGTCTCCGTCTGCGGCATCGACCGTATTCGCCGAGAAGCCGATTCCGACTCCGTCATTGACCAGGAGTTTCGTGGCCGAAACCTCAGCCGTAGCGGCCCCGCTGATCGAAGCGGTTAGCCGTCCGGCGCTGCGTGGGTAGATACCGCTGCCAGGGTCCGAGGTGAAGGAAATACCAGGCAGGGCAGCGGTGCCTGTCGGGTTCAGCGCCTGCGAGGCATCGACAGTTGCAGCGCCCTTGGTCGCGTTGGAAGTGGATTGCAGCGTTACGGTGCCAGATGCACTGGCGCTGCCCCGAAACGTGGCGGCCTGAAGCGTTCCCGATGCCGGGATCGTGACTCCCGGATTGTCGAGAAGCTGCTCACCGTCCGTTCCGGAGAACGTGGCTACGGCCTTGTCGGTCGAGCTGCCTGGGCCGTTGACGTCTCCGGTACCGCCGCCGCCGGAACCAGCTCCAGCGCCTTCCGTAATTCCGCCCAAGACACCCATGTCGTTGCCCTCTACCAGTAAGCCAGGAGATTCGAAGAATTCGAGACAGTAACGGTAAGGGTTCCTTCGAGGTCGCCTGTCAAAATCTTGGTGACCGTGACGAAGCTGGAGTTCATGGCCGCTGCCGTGGTCCCTGTCAGGGCCTGCGAGTCGTAGATCGTCGCGCCGGCAGCGTTGGTTCCGATCAGGCCGATTTGCTTAGTGGTGGCGCCACTGGCCGCGATGATCGGCGGAACACCGTAGGCGGTGGTCAGGACGACCGTCTCGATCCCCTTCGAGGTGAGCCCAGTCGTGATGGTAGAGATGGTCGCGTTACCGCTGGCCTCGCGCACCGTAACGGTCCCGGCGCAGGAGGCGCTGAGGGTATACCCGAGGATCACTCCCCAGTCCGTCTTCACGGTCGACACGACCGTCGTGCCGTTGAGGGCTACGGTCTCGGCGACTACAGTGTCCGACCCATTGGTCGTGCCATAGAGCGTAATGCTCTGGGTGGTGTCGGCCGCCGAGGCCGATACGATTTCCACGCCGTCGCTGGCGGGTTGATTGGTGAAGGCGAGACCGACCCCGGTGGTCAGGATGGTCTCGTAGGGGGTCGTTCCGGTGATTCCGGCAGAGCCGGTAATCATGACGCGCTTCCACGAGCTGCCACTGCGCAACACGCCGGCCGAGGGAAGGAAGTGGACCCGTGGAGTGTCCGTTTCGTTCGTCGTACCAGCGTAGGCGATCGTGATGCGAACGCCCTCTTCGGAACGGTTCTGGATGGCGACTGCCCGGCCGCCAGTACCATTCCGAAGATTGTCGACCGTGTCGGACAGAGCGACCGGGTCCGCCCTGCTGTACTCAGGTCCACTGAAGACGATCGACATGCCGTCCTCCTAGAGACCTACGCCGATCACAATGATCCGATCTCCTTGCGCCGTGGCCGAGGTCGTGGCGATGCCGCACTTGCGGGAGGCATCCTCACTGGCACCGACCTTGACGACAGCGGTCCGGGTGGCCTCTACGTCTCCCGTGAGGACCTTCGTGACACGCTTGAAGGCGGTCGCAAAGGTGACTGCGGTCGTTCCGTTCAGCGGGAACGAGTCGTAGATGGCCGTTCCGGCCGAGTTGGTTCCGACGATCCCGATCTGCTTCGTGCTGGAGCCAGAGGACACAGCGGTAGGCGCAACGTTGAAAGCCTGCTGATCAGCGGCAGTGACGGTCTCAACGCCCTTCGACAGGACGGTCGTGGCGCACGTCGAGATGGTGGCATCACCACTGGCTTCGCGGACGGTAACGGTACCTGCGCACGAGGCGGAAAGCTCGTAGCCCAGAAGCACGCCCCAGTCCACCTTGGTGGTTGCAACCACGGTCGTACCATTCAGGGCAACCGTCTCGACCACGACCGTGTTGGTGCCGGTAGTCGTGCCGTAGAAGGTGACCGTCTGCGTGGTGTCGGCAGCGCTCGACGAAACCACCTCGATGCCGTCATTCGCGGGCTGGTTCGTGAAGGCCAGTCCGGCCCCGGTGGTCTTGATCGTGGTTCCCGAGACCGAGGCGTCGACCATTCCGACCGCGCGGCCCGAGTCTCCGCACTTGACGAGGGCAGGGGCGGTGATGGCGTCATCGGCGATTACGATCCCCCAGAAGAGGCGCACCTGCATCTCCTGGCCTACCGTCTTGGCGTTGTCGCCGCTGATCCCGACGATACGCGCCGAGTTAGCGGTCCCTTGAGTAGGTGCCCCAGTGGAGTCGACGGTCACGAAGCGCTGTGCAGCGATCGTCCCGCCGGCAAACCTCTTGGAGCTGAACTCCTGGTTCGGATGGAACGTCACCTGACGCTCCAGTACGGTGGCTCCCGTGGGACTGTAGGCCATGGTTACGCCCCCACGGACCCGTAGATGCCACGGCCCCGGTAGACTTCGATTCTGAAGGAGCAGTAGCTGTTGAACATCTTGTTGCGAGTGCCGGGCTCCGTGTCCGTCACGAGGTCCGGGCTATCACCGGTCGCCAGGCGAATCTCGTAAGAGTCCTTGTCGGCCAGCACGAACCAGTTGGTCTGGGTGGTGATGTAGTCACCGATGAGGAGATCGAGCCCGTAGGTCGACAGCACGTTTTTCTGGCTGTTGGCGTTCTCGGGGTTCGTCTTGCTGTTGAGCAGGGTGTCCGCAAGCCACTGGTTCTCGACGGTCGTCACGAGCTTCTGGGGCTTGAGACTGGCCAGCTTGCCGCGCTCGTTGACCATGCGCCGGATGTCGGTGGTGGCGGTCTGCATGGCGGTCATCGAGAGACCGATGTCGGTGCTCGGACGGTTCTTGAAGACGCCGCCATCCATGCGGGTGTGCGCCACCGAGCAGAGAGCCTCGCCCATGTGGTCGGTGAAGACGCTGTCGGTGGTCGAGAACGCCATGTTGAAGACCTGGTAGGCCTCGATGTCGTACCTCGTGACGGCGGTCTTCGCCAACTGGGACGCGACATCCTTGAAGATGCCGTAGAGATCCCAGCGGATGACCTCGTACTGGATGACTAGCGACATCCCGTACGTCTTCATGGTGAAGGTCTTCGGCGTTCCGAAGAAGATCTTGTCCTTGCCGGGGGCGGCGCCAATCTGCTTCTCCCCCATGGTGCCCAGGCCGCTGTAGGCCCAGTCGGTCTTGAAGAACACCTTCGCCGGCTCCTCGCGCAGCCACTCCTTATACGACTGCGGGATGACCTTCAACGTGTCTTCATATACGGTGGAAAGCCCGAGCTGGAAAGCCCGAGCATTCTGGGCGAAGGTAATGTTGTTTTGCGTGGCGGCCATGGTCACTCCTTAGGTGAAGATGCCCTTGCCAGGAGTGATCCGGGCACGGACCCTGGCGTTCGTGTCGCCAGCGGCAGGGAAGGTGGGCGCAGCGGTGTTCGGAACGACGTCGTCGCTGAAGAACTCGCAGACCGTCACGGCCGGGTCCGAGGTGGTCTTCTGGATATACCAGCCGGGCAGGCCGGTACCTTCCAGGTTCGCATTGGCTGCCAGGTCGAGGGCGGTTCCCAGGTCGGTAGCCAGGAGCACGTAGTTGGCCGCAGACGAGCCAAGCAGGTTTGCCTCGATCTCGACCTCGGGAGTCGCCAGGATGTACTTCAGGCGGTTGTTGATGACCCCCGTCGCTGCCTCGGAGGCCCAGGCAGCAATCTTGGCCGTGGTCGGGTTCACGAACACCACCAAGAGGCCGCTGGAGAAGCTCAGCGGGGCGCCGGCCGGGAACGTCTGCGACGTCCCCATGAGGCCGTTGTTGCGCTCGATCAGTGAAATGTACGAGTTCGACGGTACAGTCGGGTAGCTCGCACGCTTGGGCCAAGTCCTTACCGGCATCGTTTCTCCTTTTCCTGACCGAGCGTTCCTTCTACGTAGGCTGCGCGAGCTGACCCATCTGTCGGATCTCGCTGTACTTCGGGTCGACGCGCCCGGTGTTCTGGGTGCTCTTCCGGACCAGATCGTCGATGACTCCGAGATCCGTCAGGAAGCCGGCCTCGCCGTACTGCTGCTCGTTGATCTCTCTGCCCTCGTTGAGCTGGTCCTCGAATGCGGCCATGCTCTGTTGGTAGAGATAGCAATCGCCCTTGCAGAAGTTGCCGTTTCGGATGTGGAAACCGTTCTCCCCCGTGAGGAGGTCTGTGAGGTCTGCCTCGCGCTCTCCGAGATCCTTCAGGCGGATCGGAAACCGTGAGTTCTGACTGTGCTTTGCGACAGCGATGGGGTCCCAGGAGGCCAGCGACACGCGCTTGCCCGTGGCGGCGAAGAAGCGCTGAAGCTCCTCCGGAATATGGGCCAGGTCGCGCTTGATGGGCGCCTCAGTCACGGCGATCTTCTGTTCTGCGGCTGCGCGGTTCTTCGGTGGTCGGCCCATGGCTACCTCGCCTGCGCGATTTCCCGAAGCTGCTCGGGGGTGAATTTGATCCCGAATGCATCGCCGATTCCGCTGACTCCGGCCGGAACGGAAGCTGGACGGGGCGCCGATGCGGCGGTGCGAGGCGACGTTCCGATCGAGGGAGGAACCGGGGGCCGAGGCGGCGGGGCTAGTGCACCGCTACGCATGCGGACCTCCGCAACGGCGTGAGCCACGATGCTCGGGTTGGTGCGCATCTGGTTGAAGGTGGCCATGTTGCCACCAGCCGAGTTCCAGAGCATCTCGTTGGCTGCGTTGAGGTGGACTGCGTACTGATCCTGCGGGATGCCGAAGCCAGCCTCGGCCATGACGGCGCCGTGACGAGCGGCCTCGATGGCTGCGGGCTCGATGGCGGCGGGGAGCTGCGAGTCGAGAGAGTTGACTCGGCCAACCAGGCCCTGGATGACCGGCTCGTACTGCTGCCGAACAGCGTTCGTTGCCTGCTGCGCAGCGAAGGCGCTAGCCTGCCAGATGGCATTGTTGATCAGCTTCGGATCGAGAGCCCATGCCTCGGCCTGTTCATCAGAAATCTGCGGCGGACGCCACGGACCGTCGTTCTGCGGCTGCGGCTGACGCTGCTGCGAGGTGTTGACCGCTACCTGCTCCAGGGCCTGACTGAGGCGCTGGCGCTCGGCATCGTTGCGGTGACCCCACGCCTGGGTCTCCCGAAGGCGCTGCGCGTAGTTCTCGTTGGCCGCACGCGCTTCGGCCAGTTCTGCCGCAAGGGTTTCGGGATCGAGTTCAGGTGCAAACTCGGCCTCACCTCCGGCGTCGGGTGGAAGCGCCTCTTCGAGCGCTCCGTCCTGTACAAGTGGTTCCATCATCGTCTCCTTGGCCGCCCGAAATCGGGGAAGGCCCTCAGCTCGGCCTCACGGGAAGGAGTCCACTACGAGGCTCCGCCGCTGGTGCCGTACCTAACTCCGTCGCCTGCCGCTCGGCCAGGGTGACCAATGCGGCGCGGACGAAGTTCAAACCATGAAGCTCTGCCTTGTAGGCAATCATCTGGGCCGGATCTGTGACCGATAGGTCACGTACCAGCCGCTCAAGGTCGTTGATGCGCGCGACCACAGGGCTCTGGTCGTCGCCGTACAGGTTGATGAAGTCGATGTTCGAGAGCAGGCGCGCTGCCTCACAAAGGGCGCGACGAGGCTCCGCCACCTTGGCCGAGTGCCGGTCAGTCAGGTTACGAAGGAGGGACACCCTGATCTCCCGTCATCTGATTCGGGTCCTGCATCATGGAGGGGTCCATCTGAGACGGGTCCATGCCCTGCGATCCGTCATCCTGACCGGGCTCGGCCTGGGTCATCTGCGTCGGGTCCTGGAACTGACACATGTCAGCGCCCTGCTGAGCTAGCGTGGCGAGCATCTGCTGCGCCTGGCCAAGCTGCTGCTGGAGGGTGCCGTTGGACTGCTGAAGCTGGTTGATGATCTGGTCCGGCGGCATCTCCGGCGGGATCTGCGGAACCATCTCCGCAATGCCGGGTAGATCGGCCGTGTCGGCCACCTTCTGGGCGATGGCGGTCAGGTACTGCGCGCAGGACTCCATCCAGCGTGGGATGGCGGCTGGATTCTGCTGTTGCAGGAGGCCCTGAACGATCGCGTCGACCGTCTGCACGTGCTGCTGCGCGAAGGTCCAGATCATCATGCTGGTCTTCTGCCGCGCGTCGTTGGTGTTATTGGCGCTCGGCGCCTCGACGCGGACTCGGAAGAGCTTGCTAATCTGGCCACGCGGGGGCTGGTAGAGCAGCTCCTGGAGGACGGCGGCATCCTCGGACGTCGCCCACTTGGTCAGGATTCCTTCCTGCCCGTACTGCTGGATCGTCTCCAGGATGTGCAGGTACGCCTCGGACAGGTCCAGCCGCATGTTTGAGTCGACCATGCCCATCTTGATCCCGGCCTGGTCGATCAGGGCCTGCGTGCTGCCGGTACCGGCACCCGACTTCATGACCGGATCGCCACTGCCAGCCGCCACCGAACTGATTCCGGAGGCCGTACGGGCACGCTGGTAGTTGTCCGCGCGAGCTGACTCCAGCTCGGGGACCTCGCCGCCCAGCTTGATCGGTTTGAAGTCCTTCTCGACGTCGTCCACGGCGATCTGCATACCGGGTCGGGGGCTATCGCTCTGCGTGTTGTAGATCGATCCAGCCCTGCGCAGGATGGCGAAGTAGCCACCGGCATAAAGACTGTCCAACATCAGGTTGAACATGGCCGTATCGGCGGCCCACATCTGAAGGATCTCGTCGCCTACGCCGCTACCCCAGCCATGGTTGTCGGAAGTCTTGTACCGCAGCGGGAAGTAGGGGTGCTTGCGGCTGTGGTGAGCGTTCTTGCCGATCCAGAGGATGCTCTTCGTTTCACGGTGCAGGATGACCTGGAACTTGGTGGCCTTCGAGTCGCCCGGCAGGACCATGTCGCACCACAACTCGGTGAGGGTCTGCGGCTTGAGGAGCTTCTCGTCGTTGAGCTGGTCCGACCGGATGCCGCGACGCTCGCCCTCCTTGGCCACTTCCTTCGCCAGGGCGTCGGCGCTACTGCCCGCCTCGATGCGCTTCGCCAACTCTTCTGGAACCTTGAGCCTGGCGATCTCCGCCTTCCACTCCGAAGGCAGCATGACCCTCTCGTGGCCGATGAAGGAGTACCCGCGCTGCCAGTTGGTGATGTAGGGTGGCCAGAGCTTGACGAGGCGGTTGTCGACGAGCTGCGCATCGACTCGTCCCCTCGATATCACGACCTCTTGAGCCGGTCCGCCAGCTACCGGAAACTCCCAGACGGTCTCCTCTTCCTCGCACCAGGCGATGCGGAAGACCGCCGTACCGACCTTGCACGCCCGCTGGACGGCGGCAGGCAGGATGTGCCGGAAGTCCATCTCCTCGAACGTGTACGGATTGATGAAGCTCTCGGTCTTTGCGGCGAACTCCTTTGACTCCTCGGGACCGTAGTAGCTGCCGGCGATCGGGTCGACCCGGATGAGCGGTTTCGCGCCCTCGATGGCCCCGTAGATCCTGGCGAAAGTCTGATCGCACATCGTGAGGACCATCTCGCTGCACATCTGCGCCGCGCCGGGGAAGTTTCCCGATTGGGACACGTCCGGCTTCATCGCGTAGGCGTCGCGTATCTCTTCCTCAGTGGCCCACTTGTCCTTGTGGGCCATGTCGTACTCGTCGCAGGCCATGCAGAGGTCGTGCGCCAGAAGATTGCTCGCGTCCTCGTCGAGGCTGATGAGCAGTTCCGGGCTCTGACCGGCTACCAGTGCGCCGGGACGGGTACCCTCGTCGGGAAGCTGGCCGGCCTGATTCAGGTCACCAAGAAATCCGGAAACGTCACCGCCCTGATCCTGAAAGGAATTCAGGGCGTTAAACGGGTCCGTAGGTGCCTGTTCCGGGCGGAGAGGTTCCACGACCGGAGTATGGGAGGGCTATTGCACCGCCTTCATGAGAAATGGTACATTCCCCATAACACTTCCCGGAAAGGGACTTGATTGAGCGTCAGAACCCTAGGATTGACCATCAAAGCAGCCAGAATAGCCAAGAAGTCGAGGAATCCTGGTGCATGGAGCCGCAGGGGGGTTGTGGATAAGGCTTCGGCCGTCGCCGGAAAGCTCTACGGAGAGTCCGCTCCGGATATTGACGAAGACTGGTTGCGAATGAGGGAGATGGAATCGACCAGCGTTATGGACTCAGACGTGCCGAAGATCGTTGCCGTGGCGCGCGTCCTGGACTTGGACGTGAACGCCCTGTTCTTGATGATCCTCAGGTAGAGGACCAGCCGGACGACTTGAACCCGGTACGACTAAGCGTCGAGCCGCCCTTCTGCTGCTTAAACGCCTCGTGGAAGGCTCTTCTCTCCGCCCACTCCCTCGCCAGGGGGTCCCCAGTCGGCGGCTTCCAGACACTAGTCCCCTGCGCCAGGGCATCCACCAAGTCGATCTCGTGCTCCTCATTGGCGGCCTCCTGGAGCTGCGAAACCAGCTCGCGCTGATCCTCTCGGATGTGAAGGCTACCCACGTTGAACCACGGGCTTAAGGACTCGCGAAAGATCGCCTCCTTCGACTCGATGCCCTTCTCCGCCTCCTGGAGCCGGGACGACAGGCGTGGCATGGCGATGGAGGGGCTCAGGAATCCAGCGCTCATTGGTCGGGACCAGTTCGGGTCGCCCATCTCCCGCGACTCGATGAACGCCTTGAACCACACCTGCGCACCGATGGCCTCGGACGTCACCACATGCGGCTGCCACTTGCGGTACAGGCGGAAGACCTGGCTGGCCTGCTCTCCGATTTCCTCCGATCCAATCCAATAGTCGAGCACGAAAGCGTGCGAATCCGGCGCGACACCGACAACAACCGCCGCCGCCTTAGCTGGGCGCTGGTGGCGCATGGCAGACTTGCGCTGAGACTTGGACTTGTGCAGCGGGTCGAAATGCAGGAAGTATCGCAGCGCCTTCAGCTTCACGACCGCATTCGACGGCTCCGGAAGGACGTACCCCTCGTCCGTGACGCGATCCCGGTCGAACCGGAAGCCTCGGTACGAGATCGAGTCTCTGGAACCCTCGGTGAAACGGTAGAAGCCCTTGGTGATGGCCGCCATGTCGAAGATGGACAGGCCGCTGGTCGCCCGCTTCAAGAGATATTGAGTTTTCGCGATCGGCTCGGTCAGGAGCTGATCGATCTCTCGCTTCGGAAACCGCTCCGGCCAAGCGCTCTTCCCGTTCGCATCCACAATCGGGCGCCAGAAGATCTTCAGGCTACAGTGCTCGTTGTCCTCGTCTCCGTTCCACGGGTGGCCGGTGGCGTCGAGTACCTCTTTCGAGGACTTCTCCCGTAGGCGCCAGACCAGAGAAAAGTCGTCCCCCTCGGTGGGCGTGGCCACAACCAGGATCTGGGAGTGGCCCAGGTGCCGCATGAGGGGGATTAGGGACTGATAGGCCGCGTAGGCATCCTCGGACTGGACCCCCGACTTCGGATCGTCCGCGCCCTCAAGGTCGTCGGCCAGGACGATGTCTGGGTGCTTACCGCGCCTGCTGGTCGAGATCCCGCCGTAGGTGAAGGCAGGGTCGGCCTGGGTGTCAGTCTTGACCAGCTCCAGGCGCTCTTTGTTGGTTCCGACTAGGTTGGGCGGAATCCGATCCTTGTAGATCCAGCGTATGTACTCCGACCTCTCGCTGTTGTCCAGGAGGTGGACGATCTTTTCGAAGTGGAGCTTCTTGGCGTTGTCGTCGCTGTTGCTGACCAAGTAGGCCGAGAGGTTGACGATCTCCAGGCACCGCCAGAGGGTGTACACGCGAGCGGAGACCGACTTCGAGCCGCCACGGAAGCAGCACATCATGGCCCTGAGCCAGGGGTGATGCGGGTCGCGCCCCTCCAGGAAGGAGCACTGATCTGCGTGGTACTTCGAGAGCTGGGATTCTCCGCGAGGGCCGGTAGGGATGAGGCCGCAGATGCCGACCTGAAAGTAGAGCAGTGACGCTCTCGCCTTGGCCCTCTCCCCTAGACGGTACTTCTCCGTCCACTCCCTGGTATCCGGAGGAAGAAGTTGCTGCGGAGGAGCCTCATCTGGAGCGCCCGGCAGAATTATGTTGCTCATTCCTCGTGCGTATCGCCGCTACCTATGTACCTAGGTACGTTGAGGACTGAGCCATCGATCTCGCCCCGCATGGCCGCCCTGGTGGCGACGGCAGTCACGGAGGCGGCCATCTCCATCATCTTCAGGACGTCCGCAGGGAAGTGCGGCATCCCGGAGTCGCCCTGGCCATCCTCCCGCCCTTTCTTCGCCGAGACGCGGTCCAGGAGCGAGTTCATAGCCTGAGTCCGGTCACGGGTACTGCCGTCGTACAGGGCCGTCTTAACCAGCTCCAGGGACAGGCGATCCTCGTTGTCAGCGGCCCACTCCTCCATCTTGCGCGGATTCGCCAGCCTCTCCACGACCTCAACCACCTTGCCCCGCATCATCTCGTGGTGCGGGTTCTCCCGCAGGCGGTCGATGGCGGCCTGCGTCATGGTGAGACGCCGGCAGATGTCCTCGTCCTCCAGGTGGAACAGACACTCCAGGATGGCCAGGTTGCGCAGGCTGCGGTACACGCGCACCTCTAGGGGCGGCCGGATCAGCAGGAAGCCCTGGTACGGGACCATGTCCCTGACCAGCCGGGCCAACTCCATCTCGGCCCGGTCGTCGCCTAGGATGGCGAGCATGTCGCCCTCGCCCTCCGGCCGGCCATTGATCCGGTCCGGGTGCTGCTTCTTCGGCGGACGGCCTCGACGAGCCACTAGAGAGCCCTCTCGAAGACCGTGTCGGTGTCGTGCAGGGGGACCCGCCGGAAGTCGCTAAGAACCTCGAACTCCAGGCACTGAACGGCGGTGTGCAGGGCTCCCTTGCCGACGCCGCCGAGCTGGATGTTGTTCGCCCGGCCGCGTGCCACGACGTGCGCCCCACGCTCGATCTTGTCGATCTTGTCCATCAACTTCTTGTCGATGGTCCAGAAGCGGCAGACCGCACTCTTCCTCCAGGTTGACTGGCCGGTGGCCGAGTCATGCCGCTGGTGGTGGCGCAGGTCGAACTCAAGCTTCGGCATGTTGTAGAGCTTCTTGTGCTTGACGCGGCACAGGGCGCCCTCGAACTGGACGCTGTTGATCGGGTCGACCAGACGGATCGAGTAGGTGTTGCTCTCCCAGTCTCGCTCCCCGCGCAAGGGCGCCTGCTTGCCGGGGTAGTAGAACTTCGAGAAGCTCTTGTGCGTCTTCAGGCGCGCACGACGCTCCTCGCGAGTCTTGTACTCCGGCAGGAAGCGCACGGCCCGCCAGCGGTTCGGGATCTCCCACTCCTCGAAACGTTCCTCGGCCTCGACAGCGGCCTTCAGATCCTTCATGAGGCGCTCGCCGGCCAGGATGCCCGGCTTCGACAGGACGAGGGCGTAGAGCCAGCGACCGGCCTTAGTAGTGCCGTGCGGGACCACGCAGACCTGCTCGACGTCAGGGTTGCGCAGGATGATCTCTTCGAGCGCGTTGAACACCTTGCCGTAGACGTAGTGTCCGTTGACGCGCGCTCCGAGTCCGCCTTCTGGCTTAGGACTCGGCATCGATGGTCACTGAGGCAATGCCAGAGGCGATGCCCTTATGCCTGACGCCGGCAAGGAGCATCTCCGAGGCATGGACATCTGAGCCAGTGGCAACGTTGGCCGTGCCCCACTCCAGCTTGTGGCATTCCTTGCACCAGCGCCACTTCTTCTTGCTCCCTGCCTCCCTCGCTACCTCACTAAGCAGGTGATGGCCGTTTTGCTGGCAGTGCTGGTGCAGGCGAGCCCAGTGAATGAGACCGAACTGCGGCTTGTGGAACGGACTCTTCGGGAACATCTTGGCCATGAACCTCTTGACCGTCTTCATCACGCCTCCACATATTTCGGGACACCAAGCGGCCCGGCAGGGTCGCCCTCGTCGAAGCGCTCATCGATGTCGCCGTAGCCCTGAAGATCCTCGGCCACGCCAGTGTAGTCGCGGGTGATCTCGATCGGGACCTCGGTCGGGTCCCCCTTGATGTGCGCCATGATCTGGTCCGGGTCGAGGCGGGACAGGAGGTGCTCGCCGCGCACGTCGAACTGGATCGTACGGCAGACGTCGGGAGAGAGAAGCACGTGCGAGCCGACCGGGAAGTCCTCGGCCATCTTCTCGTCGAGAGGATCGGTGGCTACTACCTCCGCCTCCATGCAGCGGGTGGCGAGGTGTGAGGCGCTAGGCGGTAGGTGGATTCGCCCGTACAGAAGCGGCTTCTCGCTGCGGCGGACCAGCAGCTCTCCGCGAGGGGGCATGATGAACCTTTCCCAGTCCTCAGACGGCTCGCTCTCGTCATCCTTCTCGCCGACCTCGCCGATCAGGTATCCGTCCACGTCGCAGGAGTTGATGAAGATCACCGAGCTTCCGGCCGATACCTCCGTGCCGGCGTATGCCTTGAAGAGCACCCGCGTGCCAGGGTTGTAGGTTCCCTGCGGACCCTTCTTCAGGACCACGCCGCTCCGGATGCGCTGGCGATCCCCGGCGATCTCTGGACGGATGAGCTGGTTCCCATTGCCGAGGTCCGAGATCACGTTGCCTCGCGCATCCTCCTTGACGATCAGGAGCGCCTTCGTTGGTTCTAGCTGATCTTCGAGTGCCATCTACATGCCCTCCTGCCAGAGCTTGGCGCACTCCTCCGAGCAGAAGATGAAGATGTACCGAGTCGCAACCTCTGTTGTGCAATAGGCGCCAACCTCTCCAAGCCTGCCCGCCGGAAGAACGCAGTCGTCCCCCGTCCACCTGGGGATCGCTATGGCCCTTTGGCACTTAGAGCGAGTGCATACACCATGGAGTGGGTGCACATTCTTAACGGACTCCGTATCTACTTCTTCCATACTCACTCCTTCAGTGAACCTGTTCCTTTACCATCCCGGCCACCCGCATGCCCTCGTCACGGAGCTTCGTCAGCTCCTTCTCCACGCGGCCATCGGGGTCGGCCTCCTTGGCCCAGTCCGCCAGCTTCTGCTTGTCCTCGTTCACCTTGGCCAACATGCCGTGAAGCGGGTCGAGGTTGAGTGACTTGACCTCACGCCTGGCCATGCCGATGGCCGTCCACAGAGCCAGGGCTACGTCCGGCAGGCCGCCATTCAGGATGGCCACGTACGAGATGTTCTCCGGCTGCACGAGGCGCTCGCCGACGATACTCCCGCCGTCGCCTACCTCCATGCCGACAAAGCGGTAGTCGTGAGCCATGGCAAGAAAACGGATCGCGCGCTTGAACAGCTCGCCGTAGTTCGTGGACTTGCCTTCGAAGCCTGGAGTGGCGTATCTCTCCAGCGGGTAGGCCCCCGCGAACTCGTCGCTAGCCTCCAAGAAGGCGATCGAGAAGCAGAGCTTCCACTCCGCCTGGGTCAGGTACTGGAAGAGGGATGGGGCGCTCATGATCGGTCATGCGGACGGTAGGTGACGCACCACGTAGCGAAAACGCCGACCGCGAAGCACAGAAAACCACTCACGCCATCACCTGCCCATCCACCCGCACCCCGGTGATGTAGTACCCCTTCCAGCGGTTCCTGAAGGTCGCATCGGTCAGCATGAGCCGCACCCTCTCCTGAACCTCTTCGTAGTTCCCGCAGACCGGAAAGCGGGTCGGGCTGAGAGGAACGATCAGTCGCTGTAGCGGTTTCCAGTCGCCGGCCCTGTGGGCAATCACGCACCAGGCTTCCTTCTCGTCTCCACGAGCCTTGTAGATGAGCGGCGACTCGTCCTCTAGGTCTTCGCCCAGGGCTCCGCTGCGGATGTCGGCGGCGATCTGCATCGGACACCAGGGATGATGGGTGCCAAACGGTACGGACAGCCCGCATCCGCAACCGCGCTGCTCGATGGCCTCGGGGAGGGTCATTCGGGATTTTGCCAGCCCGCCATGGGAATGCTCGCAGCTTCGAGCTTCGCAGACTTCACTCCGTCCCGATAGCCTCGATCGTACTCTGTCTCGGTCTTTCTCGTTTCGGAGAGAACCTGCATTCCGCTCAAGAAGGCGCCACCCTGCCCGGTCCCCTGCCTGCCTGCCTGTGCGTTGCCCGTTCGACTGCTCCACGGATGCGCAGGAGGCCCCATCTGGATCACGTTGCGAGGCGTAGTCGCTCCGCACTTCACGCACCGAGGCGGAGGAGGCGAAACCACCGCATGCCACGGACCATCATGCGCAACGACGTCCCCGCCACAGTTCGAGCAGCTGCCGATTACCTTGTCCATGTCAACCCTCCCTGAGGTCGGCTCCGTGAGCAAGAAAGGAGGAAGATGGCTGTTGGCCCGGCACGCCCGGACTTCTATCGTTCCCGGAGCCGACCAGTTCTGAACAGGCTTGCGGCGATGAGTCAGCACCGATGGGGGAGGCACCGGGGGAGGGTTGACTCTGCGCTTCCTGTTCAGACTGCTTGGCTTCGAATCGATTCTCTAGGTCTACCATTCGCTGCCTGAGGCGTACTCTCGCGCTACGGCAGCCGGCTACGAACGCTTTCTTGGCCCCTTGCCCGGCGAAGGAGAGATCGCCGCCAACCTGCCAGAACGACTCGATGTCCGACTCGTCGCAGCGAGGGCACACCTTGTCGAAGGCGTCGAGCGGGTCCTGGTTGTCCAACTCCTCGTCGAAGTAGGACTCGCCGCAGAGGGTGCAGGTTCTAGCCATTCTCAGCCTCGCCCTCACCCGACTTCCTGATGGTCAGCGGGCCAACTACGTTAAGCAAGACGCCAATTGGGAATTCGAGACGAAAGGTGGTCGGATAGCCCCACCAAGTTCTCGTCCTGTACGGCTCTGCGTCGACTCCGCGCTGGAGCTTCTCACTCTCGGCGTCGAGCATCTCGATGACCTTGGCCCGGAATTCCGGCCAGGGGAGGGGTTCGCCCATGGAGACCGGAGCTGATGCGGCTTCTTCGTTGATCCCCATGGGCTCCACCTAATTCCTTAGTACTGACAGCCGCCGGTAGAGCTGATCGAGTCCATCAGGACGCGGCCGAGCGGGTCGAAGTGACCAGTGACCGACTTGCAGTTGCCGGTGTGGTCGTTGTTGCAGAAGTAGACCGTACCGCTCTGGGTTCCAGACTTGAGGCCCTTGGTCGGCGTCAGGAGAAAGTCGACAACCTCTTCAACGCCCCAGATGCCGCGCTCCATGAGCTTCTTCGCCAGTCCCGGCCGCGAGCTGTACGGCACGGCGGTCTTCGTGCAGTTGCCCAGCCACTGGGCTGGCCCGCAGGACGAGTTGTAGGCGTCCGTGGCGCCCTGGAAGCCTGTGCACTTGGTCTCGCGGGTGAATGTGGAGCCGTTCAGAGCCAGTTTCTGCGTCAGGAAGGCGTGGTAGTCGCAATTTCCCGGAGAAACGCACTCTTGTTCGAGGACGGTGACCGTCGCTACCCCGATGACCGGGCCTACAGACGCCTGATCGGCATGAACTGCACTTGAGAAGGCGAGGAGGGTTGCCAGGACTGCATAAATCGATGTGTTTCGCACTGTTTTCTCCGCTACAGGGCTCGAAAATCGCCCGGAATGGGCGTTTCGAAGCTGATTTTTCCAACTTTTTGCGGAGAAGTCCATGGTTTTCACGATTTCACTGTGATTTTCGCGTTACGAGCCTCTTCTGATGGAATTCTCTCGAAAACAGCCGCCAAGATCATCAAACAGTCCCCGCAGAGGTCTCTTTCCACCTTCCCGGCGTCCTCTCCGAAGCCCAGAAGGTACTTCGAGATGACTAGGTGCCGCCCCGAGCCGTCCTCTGGCTCCTTCCCGCAGCGATCACAGTAGTATTTCGTGGACATGAACCCCTCCTCAACCCTCAGTCTGCCGGTATCCCGGCATCTTGTCAAGTAGTTCCGAGGCCGATCTTTTCTTCCGAAGGAAGTCCTGGGGCAGATCCCCGCGAGAAACGGCGTTCTTCATGATCTGCCCGACCCGCGAGTAGGTAATGCCGAGGTGTTCAGCGATCTCCCGGTAGGTGAGGGCATACCGCTTGCGCAGATTGACGGCCTCGGCGTAGTTCGGGCCTGGCGGCGGTCCGGACATCAGGCGAAGGCCCAGTAGATGAACTTGCCGAGGCCCCAGCCAAGGCAGCAGAGGAGAAACAGGATGACTCCGATTGCGGCTCCGCAGCCAACTGCCACGAGCATGGCGCCAAGATGGCCCCTCATGGCGCGATCTCGGCCCGCAAATCGTCAACGTTCAGAATCATCTTGTCCTGGAACTCACGGATCATGTTCCAGGTGCGGTAGAAGGGGACCCAGGAGGATCTCCCCTTGCCCAGGTACATCAGCGACAGGCATGGCGACCCACAGTGCGAGCAGAAGGTCCCATGGTCAGTCTGCGCGAGCGGCGCCTCTTGGTGCTTCAGGATGCAAGTGCGCAGGCCATGGACATCTCGAAATGGCACCCTGCGAAAGACGGCGCTGCGCAGAACTCGACCGTTGCCCTGAAACGAAGTCATCACACCAGCTCCATGTTGCAGAACCCGCAGGCCGGACAGCACCAATCGCCGCGCTCTCCAAGCTCGTCAGCGGCCTGCTCAGCCAGCTCCACCGTGGTCAGGTGCCCGCAGTCGTCGCAAAGCAGGCGGGTGTCGTCGGGGATCTCGTCGTTTCTTAGGGAGTCAATCATGGACGCCTCGTAGTGCAGTAGGTCCAAAGCATCTCAAGGTACCTCTTGGCCACGAAGAAGTTTCCACTCTCCAGCGCGGTCAGTGCGGTGTCGGTGAACCTGCTGACGGTCCCCATTTCCGAGCCATCAAAGTCTGGGTCCACACTTCCCCTGCTCAGAACGAAGAGAAACTTGCCACGCAGTAGGTCTTTCCTCGCTTCTCTCTCCCGAAGAATGCGAACGTACTCGCGATCCCTCGGCTCGCTACGAAGGCCAGTCAAATCAACGCAGAGCTTGCCTTCGAACTCGCGGGAGATGGTTTTCATTACCACCATCCTCGATACAGGTGCGCCCAGAACCATTCAACCGGGATCGGGACCTTGAAGGCCACCTCGCGATCGTGCCCATCGCGGCCGAAGACGCGGATGTAGACCGGGCAGGGAGTGGTTAGCTCGATGGAGTCGGAATGAGGGACGTCGGAGAGGGTCACGACTTCTCCTCCGTAGCGTTGCAATCTCTCGCCGGCTCCCCACAGATCTTCCGGACCGCCGTGCTGGAGATGTTGAATGGACGCCTGCCTGGCGGGAAGCTGCGCCGCAGGATGCGCGAGATGGCGGAGTAGTTCAGCCCCCGCTGGCGGAGGGAGAGGATTTCGGACTGGAGGGCGGGGTCAGTCATGCAACCTCCTTATCCAACAGCGCCGGATTCCGCACTGACTTCGTCCATCCGAAGGCGCGGCAGGAGCCGCACCAGGTGCTCACCGTGAAGTGCCAGGGGTCTCGAACCTCTTGCCGATTCAGGCCAGCGCTACAATGCCGGCAGCGGTCCTGATCCAGTTCGGGCAGCAGGGCCTCCATCTCGGCGATCATGTAGGTCGGGAAACCAGCCGCCTTGGCGCTCTGGATGGAGAAGAAGCTCATGTCAAGAGGTTGAACCAGGACGAGGAGTTTGTCAAGGGGTTAAGCCAACTTCAGCAGGTGCGCGAAGGACTGCCGGACCTCGGCAAGCGAGGTCGTCGACCCGTCCGGCCCCATGTGGATGAGGTGGACCAGCTCATGGACGATCCCGCAGTCACCGATGGTGGCGTTCGGGCCGAGTTCCTTCAGCCACGCGATGATGCAGGCCAGGTGTGTGGCGGCGGGGAGTTGCGCCAGGAAGGCAGCGTCGTCCAGGGCGACCATGCGCTCGTGCTCTTCGCGGAGATCCTGGTAGGAGAGGGTGAAGCGGCGGTCGGGGTTCGAGGGGTCTGGGAGGTAGTCGATCATTGGGCCTCGGTGACCGGAGGGCGAGGAGAGATTCGAACTCCCATCCATGAGTTTAGGAAACTCACGTTCTTTCCGGTTGAACTACTCGCCCAGATTGGCTCCCGTTGCGAGACTCGCACTCGCTTGCGCAGGGCCTTGCTTCCCTGCTGACTCGACGCTTCGTCCTTCGGGGAATTCAAAGAGTTGGTCGGGATTGAGTGATTCGAACACCCGTGTTCGTGCTCCCAGGGCACGCGCCTCGCCTCTCGGCCAAATCCCGACGATTCAGTATGCCGGCGGGGTGGATTGGTTGTCAAGGGGTTACCTGGAGTGACTCGCGAACCCCGTCAGAGTCTAGCCAGGCGATCAGGTAGCGACACAGTACGTGCGCCTGCTCGGCCGTCAGATCGATGATGACCTCGCCCTTGCCGTCTTCGTCGCCACTGTCGTCGTAGTGAGCCTTCGTGATGCAGACGACTGGTTCGGGATAACCGGCAACGCACTGGCTCTCGACAGCAATCGCCAGGCCAGTTCCGTGTTGGTCTTCAAGGAGGATCATTTGCCGCCATCCGCCCACAGGACCACGTCCAGGCCGCCAGTGAGCCGCAGATCCTCGGCGGGGTTGGGAGAGGCCAGGTACTCCGCGTACGAGACTGGACGAATCTGGACGACGCGGATCGGTTGCGTCAGGAGGTTCAGGAGGTCGGCGGTGGTCATCCTTCGTCCTCCATCTTGAACCAGGTTGAGAGGATCTCTTCGTCGCGGATCTCCGTATCGGGCAGGGGAGGCGCCAGCGGAACGAAGTAATGCAGGTAGCGCCAGTTCGTCCCGATCTGCTTGCAGTCAGCGGCATGGACCAAGCGAGCGAAATCGCAGGACTCTGACTTGCAGGTCGGGCAGCGAACGTAAGAATTCGTGGTGTCACTCACAGTCCGCGCTCCTTCAGGGCCTTGGCGATCTCTTCGCGGGCGATGCGGCGAGACTCCCTGATTACGGCGCCCCGCATGAGAAGGACGAATACGACCCAGGCGATGATGACGTAGGCGGTCCACATGGCTACCCCTCCTCCTGCCGCATGTTCTTCGTGCTCAGCGACCACTCACGCATGCACCTCGCGCCACAGAACCAGGCGGTCAGCAGGGCTTCACCGCGACCGCCGGCAGCCAGCATGAGCGGCATCGGTCGCCAGCCTCCTCGAAATCCTCCTGGTCCGACAGCCACGGGCTCCAGTTCCAGCTTGAGGCGGTAGTCCGGCTTCGAGGACAGATCTGCTCCGCACTGGTCGCAGGTGACTATGGTCTTGCTTGGCATGGTGCCTCCTTCGCTCAAGAGTGCGGGCTGGGAGGGGAAATGTCAAGGGGTTAGGAGGACGAATACAGCCCAGATGATGATGGCGAAAGTGGTCCACATGGCTATCTGAAGTCCTCCATGCCGAGCAGGGCTCCCATCGGGTCTCGTCCCGTAACCAGCCAGAAGACGAATGCGCTGATCGCCGCACCAAGGAAGGCGATGACGCCGAGGCAGACGCCGACTGCTGAGGGAGCGGCATGTACCAAGCTAGCAGGGAGGAACCAGATGGCGACAGCCAGGAGCACCCAGCCGCCACAGGAGATGAGGGCTGCGTCGCGGAACCACTTCGCTGCGCAAAACAGGCGGGCGCGAGGGGCGGACTCGGTCTGGGTTCTCATGCTCGAAAGGATGGAGGAGGGGGGCGAGAATGTCAATGGGTTGGATGGTCGTCGACTAGTCCACGAGGGCGAAGACTAGTGCGGAAGCTATCGATCCAGGCGGATTGATAGGACTCGGTGATGGAAAACGGTGGGATTTTCGGAGGGGAGGCTACGCTACCGAGTCGCCGCTTCGCTTTCAGACCGGGTGGGTGGCCGATGCGTCACCCCTTCATCCGGTTACAGCATGGGCCGCTGGCCCTGTAGAATGAACAACTTAGGTAGTGGTAGTGCTCTCTCACTTAGACGCTTCGATGACTGTCTAACTGTTACCAACCTACCTAGGTAGCTAGGTGGTCGGCCTCTCGGTCCATTCCGCTGGTAGGTGAGATGCCACTTTCAAATGCAACATAATGGCCGTTATCGGCGGTGAAGTCTGTAAGTCGCATGGAATCAATGAGTTGTAGTGGTGGCTTACGGAGCACGTTGCATTATCGGGGGATACGAAAGGTAACACATGGGGTTGGGACATTGCGGAATGGGGAAGAGCGGCGAGCCTATGTTACGAATCTACCCAATTTGAACGGTTGTTCAAATCTACGAGATCTCGTAAATCTGTGGGGATGGGTGGGACATTTTGTCGCAGTTGGCGGATTGTGGGGATGGCGGGCGGACAGGGCTAGCTACGCCCCAGAAAACAAGACTCGCACTTACGCCCCCATTACTCCTATTACTGTATGTTTTCCCATACAGGCTTGACCGTCAAGTAGTTCCAGCGATAGCTTTACCGCACCTTGGGCGGCGAAACATCTAACCTGGACGGGGCGGACCCTTTTCTTTCTTGTTCTGATTCAATTTCGATTGATTCTTCTGATTCCGATCTCGATCCCTCCAGTGCCGCCGACAGCCCGCCCTTCGAGCTAGACCCTGAGAAAAACGTCCAGAGCTCTGCCGCGTTTCGACGCGCGATGCGGAAGACTCGCTCTTGGCGCTTCGCTGGTGACGCCAAGCCTACGGAGCCACAAGAGGGTACGGCCGCAGCTATTCTCAGAGAGCGACGCCTGGCGCTCTCTGAGGCCGTTAAGCAGGCGCCTCCGGTCAGGAGCCTTACGGAATCCAGGGAGTCAAAGCTGGCGCGCGGTGTGCCTCGACACTTGGTTGACAGACCGGCGAAGCGTCCTGCGGTCAACGGCGTAACCTTCACCCTGGCTGAGGTGAGGAAGCTTGCGGGCCGCTACTGCACTCCGAGGGAGAGGCAGGTCGTTCTGGCTGTTCTGGAGAGAATGGCGGACGACAAGCTGGACAGATAACTTACGAGATCTCGTAAATCCCAGCTCATGGCGTCGCAATCCAGCCTAACCCCATTCCTCCCAGCACTTACATCCGCCTCAGCTTCCCCAAACTTTCTTCGTCTAACCCCTTGACATCCTGGCACGCTGTGCTAATCTACGTTCACTGAGAGGGCGGGAGAGGCGGGCGGAGTCCTTGACATAGAGAGACGGAAGGGCGGATAAGCCCAGGTCGGAGGCACCCTACGGGCCGCTACGGTTTGGACTAGTCGAGAGGCTAGCGAATTCCTACAGAGCGGCGTACGGCGAGCGCTCCCTAAGCACACAGTCACCTGGCACCCTGCGCTGTCTCGGAGTGGTCGAATGACCGCTAAGCACTTCACCTGCCAGAGAGGGGGAGTGCCTAGACGGATGTTCAACCAAAGGAGAACGCCATGATTGACGAAGACGCACGCGGCGATGCTCTCGGAGAGTTTGCGGACCAAGGGATGCGGATGCGGCGCGAGGAACGGCCAGAGGATTACTGGCTTGAAGACGATACGCAGGCACGGTGCGCAGAATGTGGACGAAGCTTCATCGCTACGCACCGCCCTGGCTGTCGGGATTTCTGCTCCTCGGACTGTCGAAACGCCTACATCGCCAACGATCTTAGCTAGAGGGCGGGCGGGAAACGAAGAAAGGCAGGGAGACGGACATGCGATACACCGCAGAAGACGCAATCAGGGCCAGCGAAGACGACGACAACCCGATCATCCTTCTTCCGACCGATATCGACGCAATCCTCCTGGCTCACGGTCACGAGCTGGCGGCCTACGAAGACTACTGTGTAGACATGGCGCGACTCGGCAAGGATCGGACGGACGCAGCGCAGTTGTTCTTCTGGCTCGGCTACTAAGCAGGCGCGGGCTCGCTGAGCCCTGGGAGGGGTGGAAACGCAGGGCAGCACGAAGGAGTGCACCATGTTCGGAATCGTCACCCGCAAGACCCGTCACTTTCAGCTGTACGCCGCAATCGTCGCGGCCAACCTGGCGCAAGAGAACGCGGTTCCTCCCGGCCAACCCTCGGAACTCCTCAGCGAGACGTGCGAGCGCTCCTGGCGGGAGGCATGGCAAGCCCTTCGCCGCTGGGAGATGCTCAACGAAAAGCCTCCGTACAGCTATCCGCGCCAGTAACTGAGTCCGTGAGGACGTGCGCCGGAGGCAACTGCGGCGCATCCCTGACGGCCCCAACAACAAGAGGAGAATGAGGATGGACACCCTAACGCACTCCGAGCTGAGCCTGCTAAGGGCGCTAGTGTCGGAAGCGGCAGTAGACGGAGTGATTGACAGCGACAACGAGACGCGCGAGCTGCTGGAAAAGCTTGGCAGGATGCAAGCCGAAACAACCGAGTAGCCTGCCTCAACCCCTGGCCATCTCTCCGGACGTGGCCAGGACTGGACGCAGGACCAACGAAGGGGAGACCAATGAATCCAGAAGATGTAGAAGAGAGCCGCGAACGTATCGAAGCGCGTTCGGCAATCAAGGATCACATAGCAGAAGCGGCCCTACTAGCGCGCCATCTGCGGGATAAACAGCCAGCCGTGAGTCGCTCGCGCGATCTCTGGCAGTCCCTCTTGCTGGCGCTGGACGAAGCGGGAGACGCCGTGCCTTCAGAAACAAGCCTCTGGAGCTAGCCCCATGTCACCTAACTGCCGCGACACCCTAGATTGCGCCGTAGTCGTCGTACTCATCGCAGTAGTGCTTTTCAGCTTCGCCCGCTTGGCGGGGCAATAGGGGGGACCATGAGCGAACCGCTAGAAGTCTCAACGCGCCGCATCTGCACGAAGGGCTATCCGACCTACGGCTATCCGGGTTACGTCGCCTCGGTCAACCGTCCGGACGGCGCCTCCCCGACTCCTGGAAGTGGTGAGCCATGAGAGGCGAACGCTCGAAGCAACTCATCTCCGAAATCTCCGCCGCGATCGGGCGGGGCTCTTTCGGTGCAGCGAAGAAGCTGCTTTCCGAGCTACAAACCCTGAATGAATGGTGGTTGGTCAAGGCGACAAGCGAAGCGGAGGGGGTTCGACTAGAAACCCTGATTGCATTTCTCGAAGGCGACGATTGATACCGCTCGAACCTTCACCCCAAGGCACAACGCGCCATCGTTGCGTCCTTGAGGCGAGCGCTCAAGCTCGGCAAACTAAGGAGAGACGCCATGTCTAGGCAGTCCCTGAAGGAAAAAGAGAAGCAGGACGCTATCGCTCAGCTCCGTACCTGGATTCCCGAGGGCGGTACCGTCTACACGATTCTCCGCAGCGTGAGCCGCAGCGGGATGCAGCGGCTCATTACGCCCATCATCTTCTCGGACGAAGGGAACCCGTACTGGCCTACGTACGCAATCGCCACGGCCTGCGGCTATTCCATGAGCAAGAACGGCGAGGGGATCATTGCGCGCGGTTGTGGGTATGATGCCGCGAATGCAATCGTTGAGCACCTTCGGCACGAGCTTGGCTATGCGTCCTTGAAGCAGGTGCGGCTGTGAAAGACCTAGCACTCTACAACTTCCTGCACGAAAAGCTCCGCGACTACGACGTCAGCGAGTACGGAATCGACGCCTTCGGGAAGGATCTTGAGGCGTTCCTCGCCTCTCAATGGCGGCCCGTGAGCGAACCGCCGGAGATGGAGAACAGACGGAACCTTCTAGTGGAATCCCTCGACGTCCTGGGGTGCGATACGCAGAAGCACCAATGGGTGGTGCGTGCCTGGATAGATCCCGAGGACGGGAGCGTTCGCTGGTCTGGCAGTCCGCACGCCCTCACTCACTGGCGCCCGCTTCCGGAGGGGCCGAAACCGTAGGCACTGACAACGCTCTTCGCGTAGCCGCTGCGTCCTTGTAGTCAAACTTTAGGAGAAACTTCATGTCTACCCGTTGCCAGATCGCCCTCGTAATGCCCGATGGAAGCCCTTATCCCTGCAAGATCTACCGTCATTGCGACGGTTACCCTGAGTCGGTCTTTCCGGATCTCCAGAAATTCGCCGCCGACTTCAACCGTGCGCGCGGAGTCGACCCGGAATACATGCTGGCGCAATGCCTCCTCAAGTGCGGTGTATCGGATCGAGGAAGCTACACCGGCTACGGCGTCTCGACCTGGTGGCACTATGACATCGAATGGCTCTACAAGGTCTACGTCGAGACGGGGCGCGTCGAGGTGGTCAAGGTCCGCTGGCAGGACGCAGAAGACGACTCCTGGCCTACCGGCAAGGTCTTGACGGCGGAGGAGCTGCAAGTCTATCTCGATCGTAACGAGGCGTGAGCGTCAACCTACGTGAACGACTGACTGCGTCCCTAAAGGAGGGAGCGAAGTGATCTCGATACAGGAACAACAAGAAAACAGTAAGGCAGCAAAGGGATACTGGGAATTCGCAATGCAGCGCTATCGCGAGGAGATTCGCGCGATGAACTCCGACAATTGGCGATCTGCGGTCGATCGCATCGCAAATGCCAAGGAGGAAGCGCGCGCCATCATGCCGACCGAACGGAAGAACCAACCCTACGATGGGGAGTGGACGATCAAGCGCATGCCCTACGAGGCCGCAGAGCTAGCCCTCGGACAAGCAAGGCTCAGGGCGGCCCTTGTTCTCATTGAGGCCGGAGTCGTAACGGGCGAGAACCCGCAAGACGTTGCCCTGGCGAAGTGGCGCTCGGCTCGATTCACTCGCGAAGAGAGCGGGCCATTCCCGGAGACTCCCCCGAAGGGATTTCCTCGATCCATTCGGTTCAATGCCCCGTTCCTTACCCGAGAAGGGCTGGAAATCCACCATCCACCGATCTGAGCCGACTTCTCCTGTGGCGCACGGGTTACGGCCGGTGCGTCCTGGGAGCGGCCGGATGACCGGAAGCTCAACGGCGGGAAGACCCGCCAAGGAGAGACAAATGAGCAAAAGAATAAGCGTCAAGGAATGGGGCATGCAGGCAATCGACTTCCTCGCGACGATTGAGGATGACATGGGTGCGGCCATCATGCATATCCAGTCGCGCGAACCGGAGAACGTCAACGCTCTCGGCGCCGCGCGAACCGCCCATCACAATCTCGGCGTCCATGTTGCGTCCCTGGCTCGGCGCATCGGACGCTACAACGAGGAGCGCCACATCGCAACCGGCTACACCGCCGTCTACCGATGCCCAGTCCCGTCTCCGGAAGTCAAGATCGACGATCCCGCTCTCCGCCCTATCGTAGTTTGGACGGGCCGAGACGGCGACGTAGCTGATTGCCCGGACGGAGGCGCGTTCCTAGACGTCAAGTGGGCACACTCGGAGCAAAGCTATTGCGCGTGGTACCCGACCGTCGATGCGGCTAAGGCCGAGCTGGCGGGGCTGGCGGTCGATTTCCACGCCGCAATCGACAGCACCGGACTCAACGCCGACATGACGGCGCATGGAGCGAGCGAGAGTTCCACTATGCACGTTACGCGACGGTAGCCGATCCCTCTTGCGGCGCCCTGCTTCGGCCGGGTGCCTTGGGAGCGACCGGACGATCCGGGCGACAACAAGGAGACCGACATGCCAATGTACTACCCGTCTTACGTGATTCCCGACGCTTACCGCGACCGCAACTATTTCGGTAGCGAGAACGAGCACAAAATCGCAACCCTCGTTCGCGGAGGGGTAGGTTACGAGGACGCCGACCCGATCGAGCTGCTGGCTCACGGCTGCAAGGGAACGATGACTGCGGCGGCCGGCGTGCGGGCGGTGCGGAAGTCGAACGGTTCAACGCTCTGCGACGTCAACGGCCGGCCGGAATGGAAGATGGAGCCGGAAGGGAGGGAGATCGACAAGCAGCGCCTGGAAATGTGGCTTCATGTCAACAGTTATCACGAGGAAGGGAACTAGAAATGGAGAAGATCACCCGATTCGACGGAGAGTCGCCGTATCACGCCTTCGTCGAGCACAATGCCCTCGACATGGTGGAAGAGGAAGCTTTTAAGGATTGGTTCGCCACGATCGAACCGGAGTATCAGTACCAGATCATCTACCAGCATTGGAAGGAAAAGGTCCCGCAACCCGCCGACCGTTAGGTCGATTCTCGAAAGGAAAAAGGAATGGAAACAACCGTCTACGACGAAGTGCAGGCGCTGCGCGACCGGCTCTTCAACGCCAAACCCAACGACCGCACAGACAAGGATCGCGCTTACGCCGTCCTCATCACCAAACTAGAGGAGGCTGCGGCGCTCGCCGCCTACCACAAGATCTAACCCCGGCCCTCACCCTGCGTGCGTCCCCGGAGGTACGCAGGATTGGAGGCCGGAAGGCTAAGGAGGAGAGATGATCACAACCTATCGATTCGAGGAGCTGAAGCTGTCCGCAACTCGCTACTGGAAGGACGAGAACGGCAAGCGGCGCCAGGAGACGAAGCAGTTCTTCCAGACCCTCAACCCCTACAACAAGAACAGGGACGGCCTTGTCAAGACTCGCAGCGAGATCTGGGAGGAGCTGCACGCGGCCCGCGCTGCATGGCTGGAGTCCTTCAGGGCCAAGGAGGGTTCGAATGAGTGACAACGAGATGAACTTTGAAGCTGGAGGAAGGGAATTCACCGCTCGCCAAGTCCTCGCTCCAGGGAGCCAACGTGACCGCGAATGGAACATCAACGATCGGGTCGGTGCTTGGTATGGCAGCATCAAGCACGACCCCTTCAGCGAGACTCCCTCCTGGCGCGCTTTCTGTGGCTGCGACGAAACCGAGGACGAACTTGGGACATTCAGGCCGTACACCGTCGCCGACTCGATGCTGAGTGCGGCGCAGCGGGTCGCCCTGAGTGCTCGCGAACCCGACCAACCCACTGCGTCCCTGGAGGACCCGACATGACCAAGAAGTACGCCGACTGGGAGCCCTGGGAGAAAATCTACGAGGAGCTGAACCAGGCCGTAAACAAAATGCAGGACTACGACGACCCACAAGAGGCACTCTCGCACGACGAGTTCGTCGCCTTCCGTCGCTCCTGGTACATCATGCTGAATCAGGTCCGCAAGTACGAAGCCTATTTCACCGAGCTGCACGAGCGCGAGGCTTATGCAGATCTCGAAGATGCAGGCACTGCGTCCCTGTGACGCGAAGGGAGCCTAGTCCATACCCAGGTATACCCCATCCCAAGATAGTCGATCCTGGGGCGATTTAAAACGATTACATGAGGAGGAGGAGGGATGAGCCTTGACGTCTACCTGTACGGAGAAGAAACCGAGAAGGAGTGCTCTTGCCCCACCTGTGGCCATGACCATACGCGGACGGTGCGAGACTCCCTTTTCAGCGCCAACATCACCCACAACCTGAACGGCATGGCCGACGAGGCGGGGATCTACCTGTACCTCTGGCGCCCTGAGGAGGTCGGCGTTACTCACGCCAGACAGCTCATCGAGCCGCTGCGTGCCGGTCTGCGTCGCCTGGAGTCTGACGAAGAGGACTTCGCGAAGTTCAACCCCAAGAACGGATGGGGCTCTTGCGATGGACTCGTGGCATTTGTGCGGGAGTACCTCCGGGCCTGCGAAGAATATCCGGACGCAACTGTCGAGGTGTCGCGGTGAAGATCTACGTCACCAAGTACGCGCTGACGCAAGGGATCACAACCCACGAAGTTGGAGAGGAGCCCGGCAAGGGGTGGCCCTGGTTTGTCACCCCCGGCAGGGGCGAGGGGCTCGACTGGCATCTTTCCATGGCCGACGCAATGGTCCGTGCCTACGCCATGCGTGACGCCAAGATTGCGTCCCTGAAGCGGGCCATCGCCAAGCTTGAGGGGATGGAGTTCTGACTATGGCCATCAAGAAAGAGCTAACCGGATACAAGGTGGTCGTCTGGGTCGACAAGCCGTGGGTGTTGGCCGAGCGCGTTCCGGATCGCTGGCGCGAGAGCGCTCACGACCTAGCGGCAGCCGTTCGTCGCCACGTGGACGGTATCGACCATATCGACGTCGAAGCCGATCTCGACTTGGTCTGCGAGTTCTGCGGGTCGGCCTGGGGCGAACGTGACGAGCTGTACAACGGCGGCTGCTGCGCTCGGGATTGCGAGGAGGAGGACAAGAGGGCTGCTGAGATCGAGGCGGTGCGTCCATGAACAACTGCCTCGACCACCTCGACTACACAGAATCCACCTGTCCGGACTGCGGGCACGCGGTCGATCGCTACGGGAACACGGAGGGCCAGTTCGACTACTGCTCGTTTCCGGACTGTGGCTGTAACGGGGCAAGGCTATGCATGGCCAAGGGTGCCGCTTCGGATCGCGCCGTCCGGCAGAACGTCGAGGACATGTGGCGCGGCAAGACAATCGAGCAGCGGCGCGCGGTGTTCGAACTCTACGGAGATGTCCTCAAGGAGGGTAAGTCATGACCCACGACCGCCCCTCCCTCTCCGCCCTCTTCCGGCGCCTGCTTGGCGATCCGGAGTACCTGGACGAGTCCATCATCTACGACGGACCCAACTCCATCGTCGAGATCGTATCGACCACGGCCTGCAAGCACGGTCGCCAGGACTGTCCGAACTGCGGGACGACCTCGCGTCGTGACGTGACGCACAAGACCCGTGGTGGGCGCGGATCGGTTGGGAAGCTGCGGAAGAAGCCTCGCTAACCCCTTGACACAGACTGACCGCTGTGCTAACGTAGTGACATTGGAGGAGGACGAGATGAGCGACAAGAGGTCAACGAGGGACGAGGCGCTGAAGGCTTACGAAGAGGCGTACGGTAGTTTTATCGGAAAAAGCCTGGATTACGACCGCCTCCGCGCCCTCGACGCAGTCGCGGCACTCTTCGGCGGGTACGCGGAGCCGATCGTCGAGATGCCAGAAGTCGAGCCCACCCTGATTCACGTTCGCGGCACGGACCTCACCCTTCAACAGGAGGCGGTCCTGTGCGCCCGCTCCAACGTCTGGCCGGAGATCATTGCCGCACTGGACGACACGATCGGTCGCCCGTATCCCGAGGTGCCGATCCGCGATGTACTACAGCGCATGAGATCCACCGAGTTCGGCGTAGGCCCTGACCTGAAGTCCTGAAGCAATCCGGGGAGCCGTCGCGGCAGGCCGGGCAATTCCCCTCGGCTTATCCGGGAAACCGGAGGAGTTACACCATGGAGAAGAAGGCTAAGAAGTTGCGCCTTGGACTCGAAACCCTGTCGCGTTTAGACGGGGTGAGCGGCGGGGAGGATCCCGTTATCAAGGCGTCGGGCTTCACCTGCGTGAGTAACTGTGACACAACCTGGTGGAGTAGCTACTGCCCGCCGAGGGCCTAAGGAGGACTACCCATGAGAAAGAACAAGTCACCCCGTCCCCGGCTCACCCTCAACCCCGAGACCCTGCGCCACCTGACCGGCGGCAGAAGCACGCCGCAGGTACCGCCCCCGGACGTCACCGATAGTTGGTGGCAGTGTTATCCGACTGGCTCGGGCGGCACGTGCCCCACCGTCATCGGTACGTCCATCCCTCGCTGATTCTGCGCCCGGACTGAACCGGAAGGAGTCGTCACGCTACGAAACGCAAGCTCAAGCCGAACCGTGAAACCCTCCGTCGCCTAGATCTCCGCTGTACGTACTAGCTACACCCAGGGCGGCCGGCTGGCGACGGTCGGCCGCCTCACTATCCCAAGCCAGAGCGACCCCCGGCGCGTGTAGCGTCGGCCCGGAAGCCTGGCCGCATCGAGTGGCCGGAGATGTTCACGGCCGGCCACTCTCTTTTTCAGGAGGAACGCATGAGGCGATCAGTGTGGATCGCAGGACTGAAGGGCTCGTTCGTGAGCTTCCTCGGCATGTCCGAGTTCGAGGCGGAGAAGGCTGCGGTCATCGCTGCGGACCATGCGCGCGGGCCGTGGGATGCGGAGCGGGTGTTCGTGCCGCCCGTCGCGGCTGGAGCGATCGGCAACGGAGGCTATCGAGTTTGCGGATTTGGCATCGACCTTAGCAAGCCTGAGGCCCATCGCGCGGCCGATATCCTGAACGGCTACGAGGCGGCGCGATGGGCCATGGCGGAAATCCTCGTCGATAACGGACGGCCCGGTCTCGCTCGGAAGAGGATGAACGAACTCCGGTCATTCTTCCAGATCGAGGAGGAGTGATGAGCGAGTCTATCTATGGAGACAGGGACCTCGACCGGCAAGTTGCGGAGGCGCTGGGATGGCGTTGGGTAACCGACACGAGCCGGGCCGCGAGTGAGAGAAAGCGCTTCCTCGCACGCGATCCATCCTCCTGGAGGTACTTCGAGGAAGCATCAGCAGATATTCCCCTCTACGCGGATTGGTATTCGGACACCCCGAGGTATTCAACCGACCCCGCCGCCTACATGGGGCTGCTGGAGGAGATGGAGCGCAGGGGCTGCAACTTCGTCATCGGCGGAGGCTCTCCGTACACTTGCTCGCTGTGGTGGAAGGGGCATCCGAGGCCCGTACACGAAGGGTGCTCCCGAACCCTTGGCGAGGCCATGTCTCTGGCCGTTCTAGTGGCGCTGAAGGCGGAGGACAAATGAGCATCAGGACTCGCTCTCGTCTTCCGTGGATCGGAATCATCGTGTGGGCGACGTTGATTTACCTGACCATCGCCGAGATCGTCGGCAACATGACTGGAGGAGTCCGATGAAGGAGAGAGAGTTCTTGCACGCCCTTGGTTCCACGTCATGTGGATCGATTCCGGACAACAGCCTGCAAGCTCGATGCGTTCTCGCTCTCGCCAAGCAGGCCGGGGCGACGTTCGAGTCGGAGGGCCTCAGGCCACTGCCGCCGCTCACCACCACTTCAGCCAGGTCAACCGGAGCGATGGATCGCACCATGGTGGGCCATGCAGTGGTCGAGTCTACCGCCCTGGACAAATGTGAGTGGCTAACGAAAGCCGACTGCCTCGAAGTCCTCCGCCGCTGCAAGGCGGTCGAGGAGGCGGTGGCCCATCTACGGGGATACGTAGAACGATCTAGAAGCATCCCGAGCAATGCACCGTATTCAGGGGACCTGATATCCGCACTGGAGAGTTCCCTCGCCATCCTGGAGGGCACGAAGTGATAAACCAAGAAGTCCTACCCCTATACAAGGCCCGCTACGTCGTATGGATCGACTACGGTTCCGAGGGATGGAAACCGATCGCTGCCGGGGACGAGGCGGAGGCGGCTGGCATTCTGACAATGGACCATGGCGGCAGAGACAAGATGGTCACTAGGCCACTCCAGATCCGCTTTCACGAGGAGGGCACGAAGTGAGCCCCGAGGCGGAGTGCGCACTCAGCTTCCTCTATCACTCCCCGGTCGGTGATAGCCGAGCCGTCACGACGAAAGCCCTCCGGGAGGTCATGCTCGAAACTGGGGGCGACCTGACTCACGTCTTCAACGGCTACGTGACCCTCACCGAGATCCGAAAGAAGTCCCTGGGCGCCGGGGTGTACAAGATCTACCTGGAGAAGAAGCGAGGTGAGAAGTGAGCGAGGAGACCAAGTCACTCGAAAGCTACGAGCGCGAGGCCCTGGAGACCATTCTGGCCAGGGCGGCTATCGGGAAGCTTGCGGTCGAATCCGTGCGCCGGGACAGGGAGTGGAGAAACTCTTCCTGGAATGACTGCGAGCTGTACGAAGCAGACGATCCGGAGGTCGGAGGTGGTCAGCCCGCTTGCCCGTTCTACCCGATCGAGAGAGCGATTCCGCGCAGTGATTGGTGCCCGAGGTGCTGGGAGACGGATGAGTTGAGGTCCGCCGCCCGAAGGGCTCGGCGCCGTCTACGCGACGCGGTGGCTCGATACGAGAGGCTGACTCAATGACCCAGCAGCAGGAAGCCGCCCTGATCGCCGGCCATAACTCCCGCCGGCACGGCGCCTACCTTCGTAGTGCCGTTTTGGCACTACATCGTAGAGGCCCTCTAACGGCCCTAGAAATGACGATCGGGACCAAGCTAAGGGTAGGGGTTCTTCGACAGCAGTTAAGCCGCGAGAAGGGCCGGGAAGTGCCATTTCTCATGGCTTCCTGGGGCAAGGATCGGTGCGGGGTGCGTGGATATCGGTGGAAACTGACGGCGGAGGGGCGGCGGTTCGCTAAGGAAGTGCTAGGCGAGGAGGGCCGGAAGTAGATACATGTACCTACTTCTCAACTACCATCCCCTTCCGCCTCCCGATAAGCCAACTCATAAGCCCGCAGCTCGCTCATCCCCTTCGCAACCAACACCGCAGCCCGCGCCGAGACTCTCCTCTGCCGGGCTGCTTCGGCGCGTCGGGCCATCTTGCCGTGGTCGGGATGGCCGTAGACGTGGACCAGGGAGTCGACCGTGTCGGGGTCAGAGAGTTTCATCGACTCCACCTTCCGAACACTCATGGATGATGCAGTCGTTCGCGTTATCGCAGGCCGTCAACGCATCGCCCAGATTCGGCCAGAAGTCGCAGGGCAGGCCGTCTACCAACTCCGGGTCACTCGCGCAGTACCACTCGATTCGGCTGTTCGCGAGCCGCTGCTTGAGGCGCCACATGAAGGGAGCCCCATCCTCGCCGTCGAGGAACGCGCTGGGCGCCTCCCAGATGCTGTTCTCGTCATCGTCGAAGATCTCGGCCCAGGTGAGGCGACGGAACTTCTGGTTGGGCACTTCCTGTGCGTAGAAGATCATGCCGTCTCCCTCATAACCATCCTGTCCATCAAAGACCTAATTCCGGCTACGCTGTCGTCGGTGACGAGAATGTCCGCCTCGTCGTTCCCCGGCAGTCTGCCGATAACGGTCAAGCGGTAGTGAGGGCGACGAGATTCAGGAAGCAGAGTCCGAACTCTCTCTTCGAGAGCATCGGCGATATCCATTCGTAGACCCTCAAGCAGCTCTTCCTGCGGTCGCATCACCGCCCCTCCCTCATCTGCCGCTCGAAGTCGGCGAGGCAGGCGTCGATGTCGCGCTTCACGGCGGATGCGATGTCGCCAGGGGGGAGGCCGGCGCAGTACCGGTCCATCGCATCGCTCATCACAGATCGCCAGGCGGGATCGGCGTACGGATTCTCCTTCCAGGTGACGCGACGAGGAAGTGGTCCCTTCGAATCGCTCTCCAGGTTCTTCTTGGTCACCGTGAAGCGGTTCGTCGTACTGCCGAAGGCGACGCCAAGCGAGTTGTTGTTCCAATCCTTGTACTCGTAGTTCATCCCCATCTCACGTCCTCCTGAAAATCGGTATGCCCTTCGCCTTGGCGAAGGCGGTACAGCGCTCTGTCCCGACATTGCCCCCAAACCGCGCCAGGGCATCCGCAACATCGACCATCTGAGAACTGCGGAGGGGTCCCGCTGGCAGTCCCTTGCCCTTCCAGTCGGCATCGAACATGACAAACGGCGCGGAACGATCCCCACTCAGGAGCCTTGCTTCGAGTCGCTTGCGGACCTCGCGATCAACCCCGGTTGGGCAGTCGCCGAGGACGAAGAGCGTTCCACCGACCGACTCGTAGACGCTCATCAGCCACGCGAAGTCCTCATCGCTCACGTGAACGTCCCGGCCTCCGGTGACGGCGAGGTTCATCGACCATCTCTCCATTGCGCCAGGGCCTTGCCGAGAGGCTCGGTTCGCTCCTCGATCGCCTTGACCCTCCTCAGGAGCCACTGCGGGCAATCCTTGATACGGCCGAGCCGACCTAGGATGTAGCGAGCCTCCGCGTGCGCACCGTACGCCTTGGCGCAGAGCGTGTTTCTACGGTTGTACTCGTCGGCGAGGGCCTGCGCTTGGGGCTCATAGCCAAAGTCGCTCATGGCACCTCTCCGTGAATGCGCGGCACATCAGGCAACGAGCAGGCTGGGCACGGAGGGCACTCGTGGCACTCACCTCGCGGCTCGTCGTGGCTAGCGCAGACGTCACCCTGGCGTACACCAACCCAGCAGTTGCCGCCGCGAACGTGCTTCACCTTCACGTCCTCCTCACGGCGAGGCCAGCTCCACGGGCAGGAGCAGAAGTGGTCGTTCACGGTCTCCGACATGGTGCAGTTCTCGTGATGGACGATGCGGCTCATGGGTTCCTCAGCGGGTAGCCCCAGAAATCTGCGGGCGGGAAGATTGGCGAGCCAAGTGTCCCATTGAGCCAGTTCAGGATGCACTTTCCGGTGCGGCCATTTCCATCGACGAAGGGGTGCACTCCTTCGAACTCTCGGTAGAAGTCCAGTGGCTCCATGCCCTGACGACGAAGCTTGGTCAGTAGGTCTTCGAGTCTCGGGATCACTTCTTCGTGCGGCGGGCAGGCATGATTGCCGACTCGTACGTTGACGGTACGAAACCCAAGAGCGTTCTTTTCCGGCTCGATGAGCCTCCCGAGACCGCAGATCATCTCGGAGCACATGAACTCGACAGGTCTACTGGCCGCCAGTTGCCAGGCACGACCCATGTTCACGACTCGAATTCCACCGTCGCTCCAAACCGCCAGATCATGCCCCTGCCGCCGGACCTCCTCCATGATGTACTCCAGGACAGTCCACTTTCTTTCAGAATTCACGGGAAACGGGATTTCGTTCCGCATTCCTTCCATCATCGCCGCGAAGCGACGAAGGCGATCAACTTCAGGTTCTTGCCTCAACCCCTCCACCGCAGCGGCCCGGATGTCGGCACGGGTCATGGCTTGGCTCCGGCGAGGAGGGTGGCGATCGAGGTAAGCCTCCCATTATGAGGGACTACGCCAACGACGTGCTCGATGCTTGCCAGCTCCCCGATCTTCGGAATCAGGCTCAGCAGGCGGACGGCCTCGGTGGCCTCCTCGCGGGAAAGCTCTCCCCCCTTCTTGACGAGCTTGTAGCCGTACGAGCCATCCGTAACGGCGATCATTTCCGGCAGCTCCTCCACCCCCTCCGCGTCCCACTTCACGCCGGCCTGCTCGGCGATGAAGGCTAGGGCGTAGGGGATCGGGAGGGATGAGAATTCGGACTTTTTCATGCGACCTCCTTCGTTTTATTCCAGGGACGCATCCTATGAATCTCTCCGATGCTCGGAAAGTTAGCGCCGGTGAATCGATAGGCACGATCATCGATGTAGATGAGGGCAGGCGGCTTCTCGTAGCTGAAGGTGATGTCGCAGAGACCGAATCCCCTAGAGCCGCCGCCCCAGACAACTTCACCGTGCTCCAAGAGCCACTCCTTGATAGCTTCGACCCCCTCGGGAGTCTTACAGCGTGTCGAAAAGATCACCACATTGAACTTCTGGATCGTATGGAAGAGCCAAGCGATCGCCCCTTCAACCGGTGGGTCCGGGATCGTGTGCGCGTTGATCCACGGCGTGGTGTAGGAGTGTAGAACTCCATCAAAATCAACGGCCACTGTGTAGCGTTCCCCTTCGGTCTTCATCTCTCCCCTCCTTGCCCCTAGATTAGCAGGACGAATGCGCTTGTCAAGGGGTTACGATGAGTTTGTTTCGGACAGCCACCAGGGCTAGCGGGCCGAGGTGGAACTTGAAGAACGTGGCGTGCTGCTCGCGGTCGATGGAGCAGCGGAGGTGCCAGTGGCGGGGGTGGAAGTGACAGAAGAAAGAGAACTTCACGGCAGGCTCCAGTACCACTCGCCGTTCGTATCGTCGCTCCGGCTCATCTCGATCCCGAGGCGCTCTTTGGCGATCAGCAGGATATCGCTGCGGATGCCGATCCCCCGACCTCCCGACAGAATCTCCTTCGCCTTCTTCCTGCGCGCCCTCAGCTCCGCCTCAAGGTACTGTTCGGCCATCCGAACCTGCTCGCGATTCATCCCGGTAGCCTGCGCCGCAATGAGGCGATCCGCTGGCCACTTGGCGTCGGGCGCCAGGAAGTGCGCCCAGATGAGCTGGTCGTCCCCCGGCATCTGCTGGCGAATCTCGTAGTGCAGCGAGGCCCCTAGGCGCGTGTAGTTGGACTTTCGATGGGCGAAGTAGCGACGGCTTCCGGTACGATCGACAGGGTCCTCGTAACAGCTCAGGACGGACCGAGATGTGTTCCAGAACTGCTGTGATCCCATGATGTCGTCCTGCTTGTTGTGGTGGCAGACAACAATCACGGCAAGGTCTGCATCCTGCGCCAGGCCAACCAGCGGCTTGAGGATACTGGCCACCTCGTTGGAGCGGTTCATGTCGAGATGGTTCGCCATGAAGTTCACGATGGGGTCGATGATGAGCAGCTTCGGGCGGAACATCTCGACGGCCAGCTCGATTTCGGTCAGCCCGGCCTGATCCAGGATGAACTGGCTACCCAGGTTCATCTTCTTCACGACGATGTTCGAGAGGTCGGCAGCGGCGGCATGGAGGCGCGGTTGAAGGACTGAATCGGCGTCGTCCTCTGCGCTGAAGAACAGTACCGGACCCTGTTCGACGTCCATGCCACCAAGCTGCTTGCCGGTGCTCACGTGGGCCGCGATAGAGGCCACGCCAAGCGACTTTCCGCGCCCACCAGGTCCGGACACCAGGGTGATCTCTTTCTTCGGGATGTAGGGCTTCAGGAGGTGACCAATGAGACGGCGCTCGACGTTGCTCAGGAAGACGTAGCCGGTGGCCGGAGAGCTGGGGTGCGGAATGACTTCGGGAACGGGTTGGGGGCCTCCGCCAAAAAGAGCCACAACCTCATCCAGTGCGGCGCTGTTGGGCGAAGTCGCGCCCCCCGCTGTCGCTGTCGGGAAGGGTAGAATTCCACGCTCCTCCCAGCGAGTATCCTGACCGTACGTTCTGGCGTTCCGCAGCTTCTTCCAGAGATGGGGATCGCGCCACGGAGGAGAGCACCGCAGATTCCATTCGGTGAAGACATCGAAAACGGCCTGGTCTGTCAGCGGAAACTTAGCCATGATCTTGCACATGGCCTTGTACGTTGCCGTGTCCCCTCCTTCGCCCTCTATGGCCGGATCGAACGGAGCCAAGTAGTGGCGAGCCCAATTGACAATCCTCGGGTTGTCCGTGTACCCCTGCCTGTCCGCCAAGGCGGCTCGTTTTGGAAGCTCGATCAGTCGATCGGGGAGGGGTGGCAGGCAGTCCAGCATCTCCGGCGTCCAAAGATCCTGCTCTTCGTAGATCATCCCGGATGCATGCCGCGATCCCGGAGCCAAGACGTAGCCTCCATCGGCTCGTATGTCCATGGCCAAGTTGCCGGCATCTGTGTGAATTTTTACCTGATTCCTGACGACCCTCTCCGGCCTAGCGTAGTAATGGTGTGACTTTCGAAATCCATCCAACCCTTCGCTTGTCAGGCACACCATCGGGGTCGCCTCAAGATTGCGCGATGACCAGGCCGTGGCCCCGGATGAGTCGCAATCAACAACGACGGTGTGGCTGGAGACCCCAGTTGGGATGCCGATGTTGAAGAGGTTCCTCCCGGTGAAAAACCAATCCTTAACCTTGCCCTCCTCGGGCATTGATTCCTGGTACTCCTTCCAGCCAACCATTGCCCGCTTCCCGGTCTGGCCCCTGTCCCAGGTGTCGGCCAAGTGTGGCGGGATAGGCTCCCAGGGGTGATGAATTGGTATCACCGGGAGTCCCAGTTCGTGGTAGAGGTGGCTGGCCATTTTAGCGATCCTGTCGATTTCTTCTGCTCTTTCGTCGGCGTCCATCGAGGGCTGAGTCACCTAGTTCGAGAAGGGATCTGGTTTAGCGTCGAGGGCCATTTCGAGTTCAAGCTGGGCAATGACTCGGTCGTTCTCCTCTTCATCCTTGGCGTCCAGAAGTGAGAAGTTGTAGATATTCTTAAGGGTTCCTATAACCACGCAGAAGGTATGGTTCTTTGCGATTTTACGGTCCGGCCAGTCATCGAACCGCCAGCCTTTGCAGGCCGCCGCCAGGAGGCGGTGCGCCTCTTCCGGGGTCTCTCCGTTTTTCTTCAGGGCGGTCCACTGGGCGTAGTAGAAGTCTTGCTCGTTCTTTTTCGGACCGTACTTTTCGGCCTCGGCCCCCATTAGGGAGGCGTGGTAGGCCCTCGATGCTTCCAAGTACTCCGGAGACGGCTTCCACTCAACGGGCTGTTTCTTCGTTCTTTTCTTTCTACTTACTTTGTCTCCGTCAGGTACTCCGCAATCGTACTCGCTACTGTCTTCGCAACCGTCCCACGGCTTCTGATAAACCTCATATTTTTCAACAAGATAAGTGGTACCGTCAACGCCGCTACGAACCTCTCTTAGCCTGCCTTCGTTGGTGCACATGGAAAGCCACCTTGACACCCTGCCACTCGACCACTGCCAGCGAGCAGCTAGAAACCTTATGGACAGCAGCAGCTCCCCCCTGGCGAGGGGAACGGTCCTGGTTCCAACTCTCTTTTGGTGATCTGCATACGCAGCCATTTGTATGGTGTCAATCCAGGCTTCTGCTAGGGAATACTCCCTGGGCTTGTTCCAGTCTGGATCTTCTTCAAAAAACTTCCTGGATAAGGTTACCCAGCCATAGTTTTTCATTCTTGCTTCATTCCGTCAATCCATACGCAGCCCAAAACTCCTGCTTTCTAGTTTGTGAGCGCGTGCGCCCCCGGCCTAGTTCTCGCTTCAGCCCGGGCAGTTTCGCAGTAGACGCAATGCCACCGCCAGCGCTTCCCGGTCCACGAGCTAAGATGACCGCCAAGCCGGCGGCCCTGAGATTTAGAGCGGCATTGTGATCGCGATCCAGCTCGATACCGCACGCCGCGCAACGATAGACACGATCCTTCAACGAGAGATCACTCTTGGAGTTGCCGCACCCAGAGCACGTCTTGCTCGACGGGTAGAACCGATCAACCGTCAGCAGCTCGCAACCGGCGGCGGGCGCCTTGTAGGTGACCTGTCGCCGAAACTCTGACCAGCCCGCATCGGAGATCGAGCGCGCCAGGCTCCTGTTTTTGAGCATATTTCCGACCGCAAGGTCTTCCAAGACGATCGCTTGGTTTTCGCGAACGAGCCGAGTCGAGAGCTTGTGGAGAAAATCGTTGCGTATATTCGCTACTCTGGCGTGAGTGCGGGCAACGCAAGCCTTCGCCTTAGCCTTTCGCTTCGAGCCGTCCTGGCGCCGTGCGACTCGCCTCTGCTCTCGGCGCAATTGGCCGAGAGCGGCCCTTAAAGGCTTGGGGGCGGCGATCGACTCGCCGGTCGAAAATACCGCGAAAGACGTGAGGCCTAGGTCTACTCCTACCACGCCGTCGCCTTGCGGGATCGGCCCAGCGTCCGGCATCTCGACGGAGATCGATAGGAACCACCGGCCGGCCGTTTTTGATACCGTTGCGGATAGGATCTTACCGTCTAGGCGGAGAGACTCGCGCATCCTGACCCAACCGATTTTAGGGAGTCGCGCGCGCTTGCCGTCGAGTACTAGTCGGTCGTTCGGGACATAGTATGAGTCGTGCCGGCCCTTCTTTTTGAAGCGTGGGTACCGAGCGCGTTTCTCGAAGAAGTTCTTGAACGCCACGCCGAGGTTAGCGAACGCCTGCTGATTCGCCCCCTTAGGAGAGTCATAGACCCACGGGAACTCCGCCCGTTTCAGGGCGTTGAACTGAGCCTTCAGGCCGGCGGCAGTCGGCTTCTCCCCGGCTGCGTATCGGCGCCCCCATTCCGCGAGTGCCCAATTCCAGGTGAACCGCGCTACGCCGCACGCCCGAGACAGGGAGATGCCTTGCTCCACTGTTGGGTCGAGAGCGATTTTATGCGCGCGGTTCATCGTCTAGTCCCTCCTCCCCCATCACCCCTCCTCCTCTCCATTCCACGTGAACAGATCCGTAAATCCATCCGGATTACCGGTCGACATGAAAATTCCTAGGCGTGGCGGAAGGACTACAGGAATCGAGATGCGAACGCGCGGTCCCTTCTTCTCAACGTGGCAAATCGTGCAGACCTTGGCGTTTTGGTGGATCGTCTTCCGTTCGCACTTATCACACCATCCGGCATCGGGACCAGCTTGCTCTTCCGGGGTGCAGTTCCGCTCCTTGATGAGCCGGTGGTAGCGGTCGACCTGGTCTCCAAACGGACCGAGTGAGTCGGCCCAGCATTTCTCGCAACTAGCCATTGCTATCCTCCCCTTCCTCAAGCATTTGCGCCCCTTCAGCCCACATGCAGCAGGCGTAGCACTGGCAGCCGAGGCCGTCCTCTGCCTCCTCGTGCACGGCGATCTGGCGGCGCTCCTCGCGTTGCCGCTCCTCCTCCCCAAGCCAGCCTCGTTCAGCGGCTCCCCGACGTCCTTCGGTCTCCCAGACTAGCGCTTCGGTGAAGTCCATCAGCCCTCCGGGTAGCGACGGTGAATGGGACCAGAAACTTTGATTGCGATGAGGGCGGTAGAAATACCGACAAGGAAGCTGGCCGTCACGTGGAATGCGTCTGAAGGCCAGTGGCGTACGAACGGGAGAATGGCCACGTCGATCAGCATCGTGAGGAAGACCCTCCATGACCAGAGGCTCATCGCTTGCTCCCCTCACCGCCCATCAGAAGCCTCCTCGGAGCGAGGCTCGGCAGTCCACCACCACGAGATGTGCAGGGGAACGCAGGGAAGAAAGCAAATCCACAGGTCGACGTCGTTCCCGATTCTCTTCCAGAATGCGCCAACCCAGAGGTCTTGAATCTTCCACTCAAACTCCGCATGCCACTGGAAATCTCTGAGCCCGAAGAAGGATTTTCGGCGCCCCCTCACGCCCCACCGCCTTCCTGCTCCAGCACCTGCTCCGCCCCCTTCTGAAGCAGCGCGGTCAGGCTGGTTCGCTTCTCGATGGCGAGGATGCGGAGGGCTCGATGGAGCTTGCGAGGGAGGCGCATCGAGAAAGACTGAAGGTCATGGTCGATCACTTGTTCTTCCATGCGTTGATTATACCTCCGTTGGTTCGGACGTCAAGGGCTCCTCGCCCCTCACCCACTCCGCCATGCACCGAGTGCAGCCAACGCGATCGGGATCATCGACGCAGACGTAGTCCCCGTCCTCGTCGTAGAGATGCTTACCGTCAGCGCCCTTCTTGGCCACGCGGATCGGCTCAACGCCCGGATGCCCAAGCTTCCCGCACAGCCATATGGCCGCATCGTAGACCAGTCGATTGTCGCGGCCCCAGAAATAGACGCTGCTGCCCTCCTCGGAGTCCGGGCAGCCATGGCACGAGATCCAGCCCAGGAATCCGCCCCAGGGATTGAACCCCTCGTACCAGTGAACATCATGGCCCTTCGCCCAGTGGCGCAGGCCGTGGAAGCGAGCGTGGATGGCCCACCAGACGAACTGCGGGTAGGTTTTGGTCAGGTACCATGCGCGACGCCAGTTCATTCTCGTCCTCCTCTCTCGGCGAGAGCCTTGTCGATTGACTCCAGGTAGGACGACTCCGGAGTGCGAGCAGAACTCCATGGAGTCGAAGCGCCGGGGAATCTCTTCTCAAGCTCCTCCAAGAGACTGACGAAGCGGTGCTCAACGGTGCCGGGCTCCATGCTGTACTTGATGTTCTGATAGACGATCATCGCCAGGGTCTCATTCACTCCCCACCTCCAACCGGCCTCGGTCTCCCGAACTCCCGAATGATGTTCGAGGCGATGAGGAGCTGTCCGTTGCGCCGCCATTTGCCATAGAAGTCCTGCTCGAACCTCGGCCGCCAAGTCTCCGGGCTAGCGGCCTCAAGGACGGCCAGAAAGACCGACTTCGCCTTGCCGACCGTGACTACAGGA